ATTCTTTATACTCTGATTATAATGAGCAGATTGAAAAAATAAATGCGGAACACGTAAGGGAAAAGGCTGAGGTCTTTGACCTTGCAAGACAATATACAGAGCTTGGAAAAGCTATTGATAATGCAAGTAGTAAAGAACAAAATTATTCAAGAACTGATGCAATCGAAAAGAAACGTGTGATTATCGAAAAGCTCATTAAGTCTTTAAACGACAAGGGCTTTGATATAAAGTTAAATGTTTTAGGTCTTAACGAACATGAGCTTGATGAGACATTCAGAACCTTACAAGCTAAATTATTGCAATTCCAAGACTTGGTAGTAAAGGCAAGAAGAAAAATTGCCGAAAATCCTGATGGATTTTTTTCTGACGGTATCACAAAGGATGCAAATCAGTATAACGATGCAATCGACGAAATGCTCTCTAATACAGAAAAGATAGACCAAGCCGTAAACATATTAAAGATAAATTATCACTCTTTAAATGGTACGGCAAAGAAATACCTTCATTCTGTTAAGCAAAACAAAGAAGACTATGCGGATGAACTTGAATATTACAAAGCTATGCAAGATGCAATCCGCAAAGTGATACAATTATCTGGAGAAGGTAGTGGCATTTGGGAACAGCTTGTTCCATTGCAAAAATTATACAGCGGTCTTTTTGCTGATATTACAAGTAAAGCAGAGGAGTTTGATAAAGAGCTTAAGACCTCGCTTGGATGGCTTAATAAAATTGCCGACAAGAAAACCGTAGAACTCATTCTTGATACTATAGCAGCAGAGGAAGGATGGAATAGTTGGTCTAAAAAACACGCGAAGGAGTATTTTAAAGTTACAGCAAGACTTGATACAACACAAGCGAAGAATGATATTGCGTCCATTAAGGAACAGATGGATAAGGCGTTTGCTAACAACACTTATCATATCACCTTTACTTACGACCCTATCAAGTTAGACCCTAAAAGCGCATACGGAGAGTTTGACGCAGAGGCACAAGAACAACTTAAAAAGCTGCAAGAACTTGTGACTAAGCGGTACAATCTCAAAGGTGGTACAATGAAGTTGGCTGGATATAATGAGGCTGCAACCACAAGGGAGATAAACGACCTATACAAGGATATTTCTCAGTTGGGGCAAGGTTACAAGGAAGCTGCCGACCGTATTATGGGGTACAATAAGACCCGAAAAAATACCACCAAACACGACAAGGCGCAGCGCGATATTCTCAACGAGCGCATTTCTCTGTTGAAGGATATGAGTTCTGAATATCAGAAACTCATTAAATACGAAGGCGAAGAGCAAGCTACAGCCGATGTTCGTAAGCACTTTGCGTTGGCGGCAAAGAATGTTGGTATGAATATAAACAACTTTATCCCAGACCGCCAGACTATTGCGAAGAAGATTGAATATCTTGCAAGCCAATATAAGGAACTCGGAAAACGTGGCAGCGCATTACGCAACGCCACTGAAATCCGTCTTGATATTGATGAGGAATATTTCAAGCAACAACTTGACGATGCGAAGAACAATGCGCAAGAAGCATTCTCACAGCTCGATTTGTTTAAGAAGCTCAAAGGAGAAGGTCTTTCTGATAGCATCATCAAAAGCATGTTCGGGGATTTGACTTCTTCTTTCGATGATGTGCGCAAGTCTATTACAGATGATTTTGAAGCAAAATGGGGTAAAGACCAAACTAAGTGGGGTGATGCTGCTGCTAAGGAATACACGTCACAAATGCAGAAACTTGATAAGGAAGTCTATCAAGACCAAGTTAATCAAGCGCAAGAACTGATTAAGGCATACAAGCAGCAACTTTCAGACCAGTTGCAGTTGGATAAGTGGTACATTGAGGAAAAGCAGAAAATCCAAAACAATGCGAATATATCCAAGAACAAAGATTTACAGAAGCAGCTTCAAGATAACCTTGATAAGCAATATGCTTCAAAGACAGATACTAATTCTTGGAAAGATTTTCAGAATAGCGATATGTATATTTCTATCTTTGAGAATCTAGACCACACATCAAACCGCGTTCTTACTGCAATGAAAGCGAGACTTGAAGGATTACGTTCTTCTCTGAAAAATCTCACTCCAGAGCAATTAAAACAGATAGTTGAACAGATTAACAAGATAGATGCTTTACTTGTTGAGAGAAATCCTTATAGTAATATTGGTAAGAATTTCAAGGAATATTTGAAATTTGCCAAGCAACGCAAAAAGCTAGATGAAGAATATATTGATGCTACCCAAAAAGAGCAGATATTGAAAAACGACCAAAGCAATGCGAATAAGGATATCAAAAATGCAGAGATTGCTTACAATAATGCAGTAAGAAAATATGGTATTGCTTCAAAAGAAGCCATCCAGGCAAGGATCCTTTGGGATATTGACAAGGCAAGACTTCGTACCATAACAGACCAGCTTGTAGCGCAAGGAAAGATAACAGAAAAGCAAGCAGAGCAGATACGAAACGGACAGAAGTTGCAGAAGACTTTGCAACAGCAAGTTCAGACTATCGGACAAAACTTCTCCGATGCAGCTAGTTCCGTTACAGAACTTTTTAGTGCATTGAATGACTGGGGTGCTAACATCGAAATGTCTGACGATTTATCAGAGGTTATAGATGGAATCAGTAAGATTGGTTCTTCTCTTGAAGGTATTGATATTACTAGACCATTCTCTGTTGTCAAAGGTACGATAGGTGTTATCGGCGGCATCGGAAAAACTCTTGGCGGAATCTTCGGATGGGGAACAAAAGATAAAAAGCTGCAAAAGCAGATTGAAAATCACCAAAAGGCGATTGAAAAACTGCGAGAGAGATACAGCGAACTCAAAGATGCTATGGATAATGCTTTTGATATTGAACGTTTGGCACAATACAATGATGAGATGGTTAAGAATCTCAAAACTCAGAATGCCAACCTTGAATCAATGATAAAAGCAGAGCAGGACAAGAAGAAGACCGATAATGATAAGATTGAAGAGTACCGCAAACAAATCGAATCCAACAACAAGGCTATCGAGGAGGCAGAACAAAGTCTTACAGAGCAACTTGGCGGATTCGGAACAAAGGCTAACTATAAGTCGGCAGCAGAGGAGTTTGCAAAAACTTGGGTTGATGCTTACAACGAAGGAAGCGATGCTCTCGAAGCACTTAATGATAAATTCGATGAGTATATACAGAACCTCATAGTTAAGCAAGCTACGCAACGTATTGTTGGTAAGATGGTAGAGCCGTTACTCAAAAAGATTGATAATGCGGTCGAACAAGGAGGCGAAGGTGGAAATAATGGATTAGATTTGGTTAAAGCTGAATTGGATGATATTATGACAACTGGCAAGGATAAGCTAAAAGGTGTTTCTGATATGTTGAAATCGTTCGTTGATGGATTAGGATATAAACCAAAAGGCAGTTCAAATATCTCTGCTTTGCAGCAAGGTATTCAGTCTGTTACTGAATCAACCGCACAGGCTTTGGAGAGTATTTTATCAAGCCTACGATATTATGTAGCCACTCAGCAAGCAGATGTCCGTATCATCCGCGACACTCTGTTAGAGAAGCTCGGAAATAGTATCAGCGCGATAACGCAAGACACATCAAGCAGTCCTGTACTCATTGAGTTGAGATTGCAGACAACAATACTTACTGATATTCGCGACACCTTGGCTAGCTGTGTAAAGGGCGGTCACAAGCAAGGAAGAAATGGTATCAAGGTATTTATGAATTAGTTTTCTGTGTTCTATATATAAAATTAGGGCAAGCTCGGTTTCACAACTGAACTTGCCCTTTTTAATCAACATAAATCTAACTAAACCTTAACTAATATAAAAAGTAAAATTACACTTTATGTCGGTGTACCGCCGTACACTCTAAGAACTAGAAAATAATATAAATATTTTTACCAAACTTTGCTATTTAAATGAGCTGTAAGACGTTATTTCTGCTCATCCTTACAACTATTCCACTCTGACACATAAATCGTTCCTAGCGTCATATTTGCGTCATCGTAGCTAATGATTTTAACATCATTATCCTCTCCGTACTCTATGAGGTCACATTTTCCTTTGCATTCGATGCGAACTTCACTCTTTCCGCACACGTAAATGCGAGTAACCATATTCTCAGGAACTTCAATTTCCAAATCCTTGCAGTACGCGACAAGAATAATCGTAGAGCGCGCCTTGATAACTCCATGAGCACCTATATACATTTCGCTGGTATATCCGTGCTCGTTACATTGGTAGAATCCATTGGCAAACTCGCCAAACTCTTTCAAAAGGTACTCCTTTGACAATCCCCATCCGAAAGCAATAGAATCAGCCATAAGCTCAATTCCGTTTGAATCAAGAGCCATATTTACCAATTCTCGCTTACTCGCGGCAGAATCCCATTTCCCTTTATATTCTCCACACAATCCCAATCTTAGGGCATTGCGCTTCAATGTCAATAATTCATTGCTATTCCCCATACCATTCTCTCAATCTATCGTTAATTAAAGTGTTAACATACGCATAGGTTTTGTCGTACCCGACGAGTTCGTGACACTTGCGGACACACCGCATAGCAGATTTCTCGTTGATGTCCGCGCGCTGTGCAATAACGGCATAGGAAAAACCATACCGATTGTGTAGAACGTCAAGAACAAAGTTCCTTGCTACCGCTCTCGCAAAAGGAATGTTAGTATTGCCAACATATAAATCGTCTGCATTCACTCCTTCCTTCTCCTCAATACTCATAGCCGTGTTCACTTGTTCGCAAACCATCCGCTCTACCTTATCCATTGTATCATTACCTAAGTATATCACGTTATTAAAAATATTAAAAGTGTTACGTTTTATTCTATTTATTTAATACTTTATCTATGCCTCTTACACTCCGCTTGAACGGATTGCAGTGTCGCACTGGGCATAACGAGTGCCCACTACCGGTTATCCGAACGAACTCGGAATCACCGACTACTTTTCTTAATATGTTCAAAGCTCCGTTTTGGTCTGCATTGATGATTTTTCCTACAGAAGAGCGAAACAAGCCACGCTTGACTCGCTTTCCTAAATAATCTTCATGCTTGCAAACCTCCTCCAAGGCGAGAGCATCACACTTGCTTGTGTAACTTTCCTCATGCTTGATGAAGTCGATGCCAGCCAACTTGCACTTGTAGCTGAGATAGGATATTAGCCTCGCAAAAGGCAGCAGAACAAACTTTTGATTATTCTTTCTGCCCATGTTGACATTCTGTTTCCAACCAACATTATAGCCTACAACCAACGTTCCTATTTTCTTCTCAACAAGCACATCGACAATCTGACGGCTCACTTTGTGAAATACATCCTCGAAATATTTGTCTCGCTTATCATATAAAGCTATGATGTGCTTTGTGCTTCGCTTGATGCCCTGCAAATCCTTAATGGATTGCAACCTTGTAAGTTTCTTGTTGAAATACCTGTTGTATGATTTCAAGTGCTTGCCGCTCCAAATGACGCAACCTTCAGAAGTAACCATCGTTGCAAGATTGTCAATTCCCAAATCAATAGAGGCATACTTGTTTTCATCGACATCAGACGCTACCAATTCCTTATCATATACAATTTCTACCTTTACCTTGTCACGCTCTGGTATCAATCGAATTTGGTTAAACTTAGAAATTTTATCACCGTACTTTCCCCATTGAGGAATAGCTATGAGCATGTCTTTTGACAACCTTATCTGTCCATTCTTGATAGTGGCACTCTGTTTTGTATAGAACAAGTTAAACATACCACCACGCTTGCGATAACTTGGCATTCGTGGCTTCGCCTTGTACTTTTCAGGATGTTTCTTCCAATCCTTAATAGACTTACAATAAGCCTTGATACTTTTGTCTAATGTACGCAAAACCTGCTGCGAGCACTGGGCTTTCAATAAGCGATAGTTACATTCACCATTAAGGTTCAATGTTTGCTTCATAATCTTGTCCATATCATCGTACCAAAGCCAGATACCATCATTATCGAGCCGTTGACGAAACACATACAAGGCTTGATTCCAAAGATTGTTTGAAACCTTGAACAAAGCATCAAGCTGCTCTGTATGTCTTGTATAAAACTTATATATCAATCTCATTCTTTAAGTCCTCCTTTATTATTTCGAGTTTTTTCTTCTTTGTTTGGAATACATTTTTATGGAGATGCAATGAAGCATCGAAATGATTTCCTCAAAGATTACTATATCTTATTTTTATCTTTATAAACGTAACCTACCGTATCACAAGGGTATTTATCATCTGGTGACAATACACCTGCATCTTCCATCTTCTGTCTGAAATCCACAGAAACCATAGGAACTAACTTGTGAAGTCTAGAACCATCGGCGGCAGCCCAAATAGGCTTTAGATATTGAACAGGATTCTTAACCTTTACACCATCCCATTTGATTCCGTTCTGAATGAATGGTATAAAGATACCGTCTCGTTTCACTCCGTTAGCATCACACATCCTTACAATCCTGTAATCTCGGAATAGTCCGTATTTCAGTTCTATATACCATTCATTATACATAAGCTATTCCTTTCCTTGATTAAGAGCCTCGGCTGCTTGCTCTGCCAATATTGCTTGCTGACCGTGCTCAAAGTTCTTCTTCAAGTCTTCCTCTGTCTCTTCGGAAACTGGAGTGTTCATTACAGTTTCCAACTCTTTCTGCATACGACCGATGTAATCAAATTTTTCTTTTGCGAACTTTGCAGCATCATCTGCATCTGTGAACGCTGTAATCGGATGAGTAATGTTGGCTTCTGTAATGATAACCATACTATCAAGCATATCCTGATAAGTAACATCTGTCTCAGGGAAAATATCATTTTCTTTCCCCTTTACTTCTTTCTTCATCGCGACAAGATTTTCAAGCCACGCGAATGTTGTAGTGGTAAGCGCGTGCCCTTCCATATCAACACCTCCCCAACGCTTAAAACGTGCTTCAAATCCAATATGTGTGTGGAAAATAGAACAATCCTTCAAAATTACGATGAAGAAATGACCGAAGTCGGTAACGCTTTCAACATCTTTTCTGTTGATTCCGACAACAACTTTAAGCAAACCTGCATTGTTGTCAACAGTCTTCTTTTTTGCAATTCTAGCCATAACTATATATTTATTTTTGTTCTACAATCGTTTTGTACTCGAAACCTGTGCAAGATGGATTCTCCTCAGAAGTAAACCTAATCTCATTAGGGTCATTGCAAACCCCATCCTTGAAGAAGAAACAATCCTTGCACGTATATACCAGCGGAATAATGTCTCCGCAAGCATCATCGTCAGGATTTGTGTATGTATATAAGTCTTTGCCCAAGCAATATGGGAACTCAGAATCTTCATCATTCAACAATACGCAATCCTTACAAGTGTATTTAGTCTGTGCCATGCTCCAATAATTTTCGTTTTATGTATTCGGTAGCCATAATCTTATCTTTGCCGTGTCTATAATAGAACGACATAACTGCTTTATACTTTACCCCAGCCAATCTACACCAATCTTTGATATTTTTAGTTTCTCCTCCAATAGTGATATTTATATTATTGCACTTATTGCGGTTTTGAACATCAAAATTCGCCCACCTGCAATTTTCTGGGCTATACCCCTTATTTCCGTCGATTCTGTCTATAGTAAGATGCTCAGTGTATCCATTTTCAATAGACCATTTCTCGAAATTTTTGTAGCAATATTTCCATTCGTCACATACCGTGATATTTTTTAAAGAATAGTACTTTGCTTCGTAGCAATTTGGATTATAACATCTTGTTTTCATGTTCACCCAAATTTCATACAACCTCTTGCTTGCAGGATACTTACATCTGCAACTATTAATATTTCTGTAAAAAGTGGAAATCCATGTTGTAAATTCTTTGCCGCAATCAGGGCAGCGGCAGACAACCTTTTGATTTCCTTTCTCTTTACCGATTCTCTTAACAATCACAACACCTTTACTATTTATTGTCCTTGTTATTGCTGTCATTTTTTATTAAATCAATCTCGTTCTTTATATAGTATATTGCCTTCTCCAAATCTTGGATTCTTTGTTCTTTCTCTGTAAGATTTCTTTCAACCTTACCATTGCGCATAAGGTATTTCAATGCGTTCCCGACAGAAAAATCAAAGTGCTGGCATATCTCGATAGGCTCAACACCACACAAATCCTTCAACCAAGCGTAATGGGATGGGTGAGATACTTGCTCCGTCTTTTTGTTTGCAGATTCGATTGCGAAGACGGAAACCTTCGCTAATTTATCCGCATCCACACCAATGGATTCATTTCTTTTAGTACATGATATTACACACACTCCATCAGCCATATCAATGACTTCAATGGCAAATGAGTCATATATATTGTTAGGGTCTATAATCTCGATAAACACAGAACTAGTAATATCTTCCAAATCTACCTTCCTAATCTGCAAGATAGAGCCAATCTTAATATCTTCAATCTTAATCATAAGCTATTTCTTGTTATTTTTATGATGTATTGAAATATGAAACTTGTTACACACAGAACACCTGTAAACTACAGGGTCTTTCGCCTTCAACCTCGGAATCTGATTCAGAAACTCCCAGGCATCATCCTCAGTCTCGTATGTGACCTTCGCCTTCCATGAATGAACTTTTTTAGTCCAATGTTCGGGGTCTGGTTTGAACGGCGGTACTTTATTAGGATTGTGATGGTTATTCCTCATAGCTCAATGATATTAATGCAACTATCATCAATCGCGATATAGCAATCAAGTGTCTCGCGTCTGTAACCACCGAAATCAATAAGAATTTCAGAATCATCACTTGCGCAAATGAACTCTTTGTTGGTAAGCAATTCATCCTTCGTGATGGCTTTCTTAACCTCACTAAAATAAATTCTTCCAACCATAGGCGCATTGATAATGCCGCCGACTTTTACAACATCATCATCTGATGTTATATATATGATAGGCAAATCACCTTTTGCATTCTCAAAGAACACGTTATTCAAAAGCTCTGATTTAGTCATAATCTGTTACTTTTTAGTTGATGATTTTTTGCGACCACGTTTCTTTGTCGTGTCGCGCTTGCTAGCAGTGTAATCCAATGACGATTTCTTTGGTCTGCCTGGTTTTCGCTTTACAGGAACGGCTTCTTTATTCGGCAACTGCAACGTCTCACATTCCTCATCTTCGCCAAATTCGTTCTCAAACTCTCTTCCTTCACGCTTCTCTGAATCGGCATCATAGGCACGCTTCCACTTGCGCTTGGCAACCTTCAACTGCTCTTTCTTGAATGCCTCTGATTCCTCATGAAGCTTATCATAGTCTATCTCAGGTGCATCAAACTCACCTTCAACACTGCATTCTGGAGTTTTCTCAACGTCCTTTGATTCCATTTCCTTATGAATGCGGTCTTCCTCTGAAATGTATGGCTCATCGTCAACTTTCTGCTTATGACTGGCATTATACTCGTCAATGAACTCTTTAATTTCTTTCTTGGAGCATCCATCTTTTCTCATTTCAGCCAACTCAAACTCGAACTTCTGACGTTCAATGTCCTCAAATCTCGTTCCGTCCAAATCGCTCCCCTCATTGAGTACGTTGATTTTCTTGTTTTCCTCATCAGCTCTCATCTGTTTGGCAATGGCAATCTCCAATAACGCGTGATTAACGTCCGATTCCGTCATTTCATCGACCTCATAAGCCATAGGGTCTTCACCAAGCTCGTTTTTAAGAAAGTTCTTCTTTGCTTCGATGCATCCGCTCGGCAAAAACTGAGCCTCATCAAGATACATGTAAGGATGAATGCTCTTGATAGACATGATAGGACTCGGTGTACCGAAGTCTTGCAAAAGCTTCATGTATTTGTCCGCATTCTGCTGATAAATACAGTAGCATTCCTCCAAATTGCGCTTCTGAACAAGCACAACAGCCATTATCCAGAATGGGTCTTTACCATCCGTGTAGCGTTTTGGCAATCCATTAGTCTGCAACGATGCCGCTTCCAACGCCTTATCAAGTGATTCTTCCTTTATTCGCATACATTCTCAACTGTTTTAAAGCATCCACCGACCGTAGAAGGAACTCGAACCTTCTGTTTGCCTAGACTTGTATCTAAGAGATACGTCCTACCGCCTTGCGGATGCTGTCGTTTCTATTTTCCGCCATTCTTCAACCAATCCTCAATCGTGGTACTGTCACCATCAAACGACTGACCGAAGACGTTTACCAACTTGACAGAACAGAGCAGATACGGAATGTTCTTGATATTATCCGTTGATGGCTCTGTAGCATCCTGTACCAAAAACAACGCTTTCTTCTGTCTGTAATCGTCATACCACAGGATAAGCGCACCCTCCAAGTAAGCATACAGACTATCCCATGCTTTCTCGGCAGCTTTTATCTGCTCAGTAACGGAAAGCTCTGTAGTTTCATCAACATCATACCCGAACACGCAGACTGACAACGTAGCGTTGGTGCTCTCATGCCTAGCATTCGGGTCAACAAACACTCTCAACGCATCACTCTCAGGATAGCTTTCGGTATATACACCCTTCTGCTTACCCTTTGAGTTCAATCCGTCCAATGACTTGTAGCGGACAGAACCGCCGCCGAAATCATCCTCCAGACTCTTACGTACTCCGTCTGCCTTCCAAGCTCCCTGCTCGGACTTCAAGTAACGCTGTATGTAGAATTTCTTTTCTGCCATATTTCAAAGTCGGTAATTCGTAAATCAAACATTTATGCTGCAAATATACGCCAAAAAAACAAGCCAAAAACGAACTTTACATAGTTTAACAAATTGCAAATTTGTACCATTTTCCCCATATCCCCAATTAAATATATGTTATCCGCATAAATCTGATTTTTCATATTGAAAATTTAACATTTCACACAATCCCCATATAATAATAACACGTAAATAAACCATTGTACTCTCGCGCGCAGCCGTAGTAGGGGATGTCAACCCCTGTATATAGTAAACTATATACTCATCCCCTAAGAAGAATGCTTCGCAAACAACCCCTAATGATAGTCTAGTGAAAACTGCAATCTATAAATAGCAAAAACATACATTAAACCCGAAAAACAACCTTACTTTTCCGCAAAAAATGAAAATTGATGTAAAAAGCTCGATAATTGAGTTCTAAGACGTTTAAAATACTCTGGTGGTAAACTATAACGCGAAGCTGCATAAAACGCCACCTGACGCACAGAAATAGCTAAAAGTAGATACTATGAAACTTTATGCAAAAGAAAAAGTAGATATGATATTCTCAAAAATGCTCAAAATTCGGTAGAAAAGCTGAATTGGCGAAATCATAGTATTTTACAAAAAAATAAAAATAAAAAAATAAAAAAATTTCGGAAGAGAGCTGACCCACCATGCGAGTGCCAAAAGCGGGGGGGGTGGGGTGTGGTTTGCCCTGTATAGGTGTAAATCTCTGAAAATCAATACATTATTTGCGACAAAAAGGGACATTTTACGGCAAAAAACGGCAAAAATAGGCTTTTTCGTTTCTGTTTTCGTTTTCTGTAAATTATCCAAAATAAGAGAAAAGGCAAAGAGATAAAAAGTAAAAAGATAGAACGTTTGCGGCAAAGGTGCTGGAAACTCTAAATTCCCAAAAAGTTTTCTATTTACCATAATACTTTGCATAAACATGCATTTTAAACTTGCATAAAAATACAGAAACTTGCATAATGTTTCACACATAATTTTCGTGGAACAAAAAGCGGGTGAAAACGGAAACAGAAAAAGACGGCTGCAAACGTACCAAAAACGAAATATAGTACTATCATATATTATCAAGCTAGAAAACGGCTGCAAACATCAAATAAAAGCGTTTTAGATGTTTTCCCTATATATAAGGTACGCGCACACACTATCATATAAGAAAACGGCTGCAAAGGTAATTTTATGAGGCTGCAAAGGTGCAAAGATAGGGCAAAACAGATAAAAGCACACAATAACCACTATTTAACCTATCATATTGTAAGGTGGAGATTGCAATTTGTGTAAAGATTTAAGAAAAACCAATTATTTTCAAGAAAAAAAGCGAGAAAAAACGTAATTTTTTGCCTAAATATTTTGCAGATACATAAAATTGTCGTACCTTTGCATCGCAATCAAGAAACAACGAGATTACTTCTAAGCAGAGAAATCCTGTTATATCTATATTGTGTGTTCTTTGGCTTATTTACATTTAGCGTAATAAAATCTATCTTATATATTTGTGCGCTGCTATCTTATCATATAACGTATTACGTGTAATACAACATATTAGATATTAGATAACAACAATACCAAAATATAAGGTATACGGATAAAGGCTAACAAAGCGTATCGAGTGATATGTTGATGATACTATATAGTGTATCGGTTATTAGATTTGTTGTTTTCCGTCAAGGTTAAAAAACGGAAAAGCGGCTGCATGCTAATTGCAGTAGTAACAATTCAAAATGGTTTGGCTATTATACGGAAGGTAGCTACATTATTACTTATTATTCTCAGCGTTGAAACATCTTAAAGTGAGTAAGGAAAAGTTAGAGTACAGAAATAAATTAGATGATAAATGAAAACCAAATACAATAATAAGTAACTGTTATATGTAGGCGAAAACCTCAGCCGTTGGCAATTAGGCGGGTTAATTGATAGCCACAAATTAGTAACTTAAAATTTAAAGCGATATGATGTACAATGAATTTGTAGAGCGTGTAGGAATGAAAGTATCATCTTCTGAGTTTGAAATTATCAACGATATGTATATGCTTGCAGATGTTGATAAAGATACATTTTGCAAGTTGTGGGCAAAAATGAACTTTGCAAGAATCAAGACTGCAAAGGAACAAAAAGCAAAGGAGGCAAAGGAGGCAAAGGCTATCGAGTACATTACAAAGGTACAAAATAAGCTATCTGCAAAGTTAAACAAAGATTTTATGGTTAATTTCAATATGCTAGCTATTCACGCTATCGGTTCGGCATCTTATAAGAAATTAGTAGATGCTATGCACGTATGCGGCATTATTGAGATTGATGAGTATTGTCCACTTGGTCATTACGTATCAACTCTGGACAACTCTATAAATGAGTATTGGGATAAGGTAGCCGAAAAGCATATTTAAACAAAAAACCCACTACCTTAAAAAAGTAGTGGGCGAATCAAGTTAAAAGAAAAACTAATAACTTTGATTACTTCTAAGCGGCTGCAAAGTTATTAGTTTTTTCGGATATAAGCAAATTAATTAGTAACTTTTAAATATTTTAGGTATGAAGACTTATAAAACAAATTATTCTGTAGCTGTAAATTGGTGTAATAATGCGCTTATCCTCTGCAACAATATTACAGAGATAGACCCTTCTGTTTATGATAATATGCGCTTTGAACTGTTCGATGAAGAAGACGGCACACAAAAAGACATTTATCAGTGGTTTATTACAGATTGCACCGATGACGATGTAGAGTACCTGGAGCAAACATTTGGCTTGCTTTTCACTTATTCAGACTTATTGGATAAATATATTCTTTGTGTAGACCATTTCGGCACAAGTTGGGATTACGTTGAATGGACAACTACAAACGAATTGGCAAAAAGAGAATTAGGAGAAAAGAAGTAATTTAAACTAATTGGAGGGCTATATTATGACAAATAAAGAAATTGAAAGCTATAGAAATAGTTATAAGGTTGTGAATGGTATTGGCTTTTGTCGTGTGAATAATGATATAAACGGGAATCCCCGATATGTAGTGCATTTTCTCGCTTTTACTACTGAAGAAGAAATGAGAAACGACAATTTGAGCCAAAACCAATTGTATGCAATTGCCAAAAAGCGTGCAAATGATTTGGGCTTTTCCGTTTATCGTGCCAATTGGTACGGAGGCGGCTTTGTCGGTCAATCTTATTCTTTGGTTGATACGGCAAACAAGATTAATGAGATAGTAAACAAGTAACTAACAATACCCTTTGCACTCGCTTATGTGGGTGCAAAGGTACAAATAATATAAGATATGAAAAAGCATTTAAATAAGATAGTTTGGTTTTTGATGATTGCTTTTATTGTAATCGGTTTTTTGTTGTTTACTGCTAGCTTTTTAGTTGGTAGTTACCCTTTGTTTAGTGTAGGGCTTTTATTTATGTGCTTTACACCATGGCTTTTTATGGCTGTTATTGTTTCATTAGATTAATTATTGGATATATGGATATAACAATACCATTCGTTTTTGCCCTTATATCTTACGTGCTTGGTATTATTGTAGGGCGCAATTGGAATAAGTACGTAAAAGAGTAAATAACCTTTTAAAACGCAAATAAAATGAGAAAGATAGATCAAAGAATGGTTAACGCTGTAAATAATAAAGTTAACTACAGAGAAAGTAATACAGAAGTAATTGTTAAGGGTGCAAATGTATTTGTACGCTTGTATGATACATATATATATGCAAAAGTACGTGGCAAGGTGTATTTTTCCGATGGTGGTTTTAATACGGCTACAACTAGCAGCCGTTTGCGTGCGCTTGGTGCAGACTACAGTACAAATAACAAATTGTGTGGCTGCAAACTTACTAGCCAAAAGGAAATGCTTAATTTGCGTTATTACGGCAAAAAGACAATATCATAAAACATATTGGATAGGTGCAAAGATAGTCGGTATCTGTTTACGGTTCGATTCCGTTTGCACCACAAAATATTGCTTAAAAGTTACTATAGCCGTGAGTAGTTAGAGACTACCTCCAAAATCGAGATTTGGCACGGCACAAGTTTAATATAAAGATAGGAGAAAATAATCATGTTAGCAACAGATAAGCAAATAAAGTATCTTTGCGCCTTGGCTGATAAGGTAGAAAAGATTAAGGCTATAAATAAGAGTGCAAAGGTTATTAAAGCAAATTTGCCTGAATATATAGATTGGGCAAAGGAAAGAAATAAAGGTGTAACCTCATTGGATGCAAGCATCCGAATAACAGCGTACAAAAGCATTATTTTCGGCTGCAATAATACATTTGTTCTCTGTAATATGAAACAAGTATAATAAACAAAAAAGATAGGAGAAAAGAGAATGAAAAAGTATATTGTAACTTTGGCAAATATGCCACAGAATCAAATAGCCTGCATTAATAACCATATTGCAGTAGGTAGTCTTTTTGAAGTTGGTGAGAGTATTACAGATAATACCCTTCACTCTGGAAAGAATATCGTAGATGATAAGCGAGTTATTGATACATTGGTATGGTACAAGCAACATCATAAAATCGGGAATGATTGTATATCAATCTTAGAGCCATTAAATGTGTAACTTTTAAAATTGGATATATGAGTGACAAAGAAATGAATTTGGCTATCTTAAACAAGTTGTATGAGATAGCCTTTGTAGTATGGGAGAAGATGGCAAAGGTAGCCAATTACGGCTCTTATACTGCAAGCGAGATTGCTAATATGTTAAATAAGGAGTTCAATTTTAGCAATGAGCAAAATGAAGACGAAAAAACAACTGTTAGTGTTGGTACATATACTTGCAGTTTTCCTTTGAAGAATATCTTTTATTTTGTTTCAGTCTTTGAAAAGCTAGCGAGTGTTGGCAGAAATGCCAAACAATTTGTATTTGAAGAATCGGGCGAATTATTGGGAAAGGCTACCTTTGAAGTAAGCAAAGGAATGAGCGAGCTTTGCAAATTTGTTGCCGATGATGAGTTGCGCCCTGTTATGAACTATATCATATTGGATGCAGCTAACAATTGTTTGGTTGCAAGCGATGGAAAGAAATTGCTTTCTTTTCCTGCAAAGGTATTGGAACATTCGGGAGATTTATCAAACTTCTATATCAACCCAAAGAAATTTGCTTTGATGTGCAAGAAAATGAAGAAAGGAGAAATCTATAATGTTACAGCCACAAAGGAAAGCGTGAATGGTAAGGAATGCAACAAATTAGAGTTCGATGGTATTGTTTCCAATATCGGCTACATTGGCAGATACCCAAATTGGAAAAGTGTTTTCCCAAAGGTATCAAATGAACTCGCTTTGCACTTTGATAAAAACGATTGGAATGAGATAAAGAAATTCTGTAAGGTTGCAAAGAAAGATGGTGCAAATACTATTAGTTTGCACGGCTTATCTGGAGAAAGTAAGATTACCTTATCTTATGATGATTGCAAGCGTGATTTGGCTATCGAAAACAAATTGCAGCATACATTTGAAGTCGTATCATTTATGATTAAGTCTATTGTTGCTTTCGATAGTGTTGATACATTATATCTCGGTATGTCTTCTTCTCATACAGCAGTTGCCACAAATAGTGTTGGTAATATCTATTTGCTTATGCCAGCCGTATATGAGGGTAGAGGCTATTCAGTAGATACTAGATACGTACCATTTGATATTGACGTATTGAAAGAGCGTGCAAATGAGCGCACAAATGAGCCTATAGAAGACGTTATTACTGCAAAGGTGGATAATGTTACAACTGAGGAAAAAGAGTGCGCTACAGAGAAGAAAACTGAACAAACGAATAAATCTGCAAAGGTAGTATCATTGGATAAGCCTAGCAATAAGTTTAGCTTTGCGGCTATCGGTGTAAATGTAGGCGATGAATTGACCTTTATTGATGGCACAAAGGTTATTGCAGCAGAAGACAATAAGGTATCATTTTGTGGTGTACTGTTTACATTGTCTGGATTCTGCAAAGAGTTCATGCCCGATGATAAGCGAACAAAGAGTAACACCTATCGTGGGTGCGCTTTCTTCTTTAAGGATGGCGTTAAATTGGAAAAGCTATTTAAGGAGCAGCAGAAGAAATCATTGGTAAGCAAAGAAGAGATTGCAGCCGTACCTGATGATACACCGAGCGAGCCGATTGATTGGTTAGGAAAGGTATTTATCGACTTCAAAAACAAGTTGGCATATAAAGTTGCTGGGTACAATACGATTAAATACCCTCATTACTTATATACAGAGATTAGAGCCGATGGTAGTTCCCTTTGGCATGGTGGAGCAGAAAAAAGCGAGTTTGAGGAAATGATTTCTCATTGTATGGTTATTGAATATACAGATGAGAATACCATAATGGATGTGATTCATACATATTTGAATGATGTACAAAATGAGCATCAAGCGAGCGAGAAATGCACCGAGCGGACAATTACACCACCTACAAATGAAAACGTCTCAGAACGCAAAGAAACGGCATCAACCGCAAAGGTTGTGTCTATCTCTATATATGTTCCGGTATGTTTGGATATTCCACATAACAATATACGGTTGGATATTGCAGCAAATAATCCGTTAAATGCGGCTGTAGGCGATTGCTTATGTGGTGTTGGCAAAGTAGTACATACGCTACCTTTGCCACCTCCACGGAGCAAAAGAATGAGTAAAATAACAAAAGTAAATCAATTAATAAAGAAACAGAAATGGAAAAGAATATTTGTTTATCTTGCAGATTTGCATTCAGAAATGGCAAATGCAATCGACTTGTAGTATCTAGTATGGGCATGAATGACCGCCTTGGCAGTTACTATAAGAAAGATAATAAATGCCCTTATCATGAGGAAGGAAACGATTGCAGAGATAGAGATTATAAGCCTATTAATTTTTATAATTCATAATATGGAGACATCATTATTCTTACATAAACTGAAAGATAAATATCAGCACAGCGAACATTTTATCTTGATACCTGATTGGCATGGTGTGTTTCCTTCTAAAGTTTGCCGATTGGATAGTTGGAGTGATTATCTTATGGACTTTAGAACGCATACAGGCAATACTAGTTTTGCGTCTATGTGCCATAATAAGAAAGAACAAGAAGAGTTTGATAAATTGACTAAATGTTATAAGACAATATGAAACAGACTTCATTACCAGAGGTTATTTACTTAGATGTTGATAACCTTACTACAGAGAATAATAATGCTGCATTGGTAGCGAGTATTGAAGAGCCGATTAATATTATCGGTGTAATTTAATAACAGAAAGGGTAAAGTTATGAACGAATTGGAAATGTTGATGATAGCAGAATCAAAGAAGAATGCTATTGATGATGAGTTGATTAAAGATGAGCAGCAATGTGAATACGACAGAGCCTGCAATTGGGCAACAGAAACGATGGACAAATTAAGTTTTTTGGAAAACTATAAATGCCGTCTTGAAGGAAGTCGCTCATATGGCGCATTCCTCATCTATACAAATGGTCACGGAACAATTGAGGTTGCATTGGCTTTTGAGTATGATAGAAGTATCAATAAGCGCAAAAGCATTACTAGATACCATACAGATATGCCGCTCAAAATCAATTGGAACTATTCTATGTGTGGTGGCGATAAGTCTGAGTTAAGTCTAGAAGACTTCGTGAAGGAATTGGTAAGACGTGGAATTATTAAAGTAGAGGGTTAAGCTATGAAAGTATATGTAGTTATCAATTCACACCAACATGGATTGGGTGAGGCAGTTGAGGTTGATGCAGAAGTCTTCGATACCATATACAAGGCTAGAAAAGCGATGGAAGGCAAAGGTCTGAACACATTGGAAAGCTATAAGCATTCATTGGATTGTGATGATTTCCAAATCAGCGTATCAGGCTCATTCTATCATATCTCAGACAACGAAGGTGAGACGTGGGATAATTTCGATATTGTAGAACTTAAAGTAATAAGACAATGAAGAAGTACGTAGTAGAAATTGTTGAAAAAGTCACCTATAAGGTAGAGGTGGATGCAGCGTCATCCGAATCCGCAGAGAATACCGCAAGAGCAATGTACGATAGTGGCATATTGGAAGACGAAGGCGAGATAGAAAGTGTTTTGTTTAATGTATTATAGGAGATTATATTATGTGGACTAAAGAGATTGAAGATTGCTTATCCAAACTTACAAAAGAAGAGAAGCGAGTATTGAAGAGAACTATCCTCAAAGGTGGTTTTGGTAGTGATAGTTGCAGTTTCAGAAACATTCTTGGCGGTATCTCAAAGCAAGAAACTAGATGTTTTGTATATCTGACTAACTATAAAAATCCATCTACCAGACGTTTCTATTATAAGAAGACTGAGGAGATATTTAAGTCTATCCGTGCAAAGTTATGCCCAATAGATGATTATGGTCGTTTCTTTGTTTATCAGAAGGAATGGTGGGGAGAAAATACAAGCGACATTATCCGTGTTCCTTACGATATTCATGTCGCATTGGAGCAGTGGGCAGACGGTGGCATTGACCAGGCGGCTCATTGCCCTATCAACGAGAAAGACCTTTGCCTTGATGAGTTGGTAAGAGATTTGTTCAATGATGGACAATATTCCTGGAATCAATACAATACAGAAATGGTTGGATTTGCAGGAAACGAGCCAGTATTGGTACGTCTGGAAGCAGACAACAAATTGTTGGTTAGATTCCTTGGAGGTGTTTGGTGTCCTGATATTGTGGAGAAATGGGTGAATAGAATTGAACATAATAAGAATGATGATGCAAATTACGTGATTGATACTTATATGTTTGGGGTGATTGAGAATGACCAAGATCGTAAAAGTAGAGATTTTCATGTATCATTCTGTTATCGTGGATAATAAATAGCAGAAAGTAACGTTTATAGTAATAAGAGATAGGATAGGAGATAGGAGAAATGAAGACAACAGAAATCAAGAATGAAGGTGGCGCATCTGTAAAATACGACATCGTGAACATCGGCTGTAAGGATTGCCCTTATTGCATGATGGCAGAAGGTCACTACCTTTGCCGTTCTGACAAAAGCTGCAACGCAAAGGCAAACATGACCGATGATGATGATGAGCCAAAGCAGAAAGTAATAATATACAGTCGTGTCTCTACTGAAAAGCAGACATTGGAGCAGCAAGAAAGAACAATCAACGAATGGTTGAATTGTCACAATCTGAAAGCTACTCACGAAGTGAAGGAGGAAGGAGTATCGGGTAAGGTATCTTATAAGGATAGAAACCTTGGTAAGGTAGTGCTACCGATGCTTGATAAAGGTGATATACTTATCGTGTCAGAGGTCAGCCGTATCGGTCGTTCTATGAGCGACATCAACAAGTTTGTAAATGACGAACTGAAACCACGTGGCGTGCGCTTGGTTATCGTTCAGATGGGCATTGACCTTGATTGTAGCCATCTGAAAGCGATTGACGAAATGCTACTATTCGCATTCTCATTTTCGGCACAGATGGAGCGTGAACTCATACAGGAACGAACACAGAGCGCATTGGAAGTACGCAAACAGAAGTTGGCAAAAGACGGAGAATTTATCTCAAAGTCAGGTAAGGTCGTAAAGAAGTTGGGCAGACCTAGAAAATGCGATTTATCAAACGCACAGAAGGCGGCATCGGAAAAGCGCAAGAAAGAGGCTGCCGAGAAACCTTGTAACAAAGCTATATGGAATGTGGTTAAGAAGTGTACCAATGACTTCACAGAATTAACCACACCTAACTTTGCGGATGCAGCTATGATGTTGCAGCAGATGGGCGTTTATTCGTCCACGGGCAAGGTATTAACCAAAGAACTAGTAAGAAGTGCGTATTACAATCTACGCTCAGTATATGGTACTCAGATAAATTTCAGACGTGGTTCTGCCAACTATCGTGTAATGCGAGAAAAGGGTATGACCGATGAGGAGATTCAGCAGTATTACAAGGAACTGAATAACAACAACAATAATACAGAGGAGGTTTAAGTTATGGCATTCTTAATAGCAATTTGGCTAATCGGCACATTGTTCGATTGCGCCATGGGCAGAAATAAAGATTAAAATTTCTGCCCTACACACAATATAATGACGCATATTGCGTTATCTCTTGAAAATAATATAAATATCAAATAGCCCTATCGCATCACGGATAAGCGGAAAAATATGAAGACAATACAATTTGTAATTTTAGGAGGGAAAAATGCTGAGAAGCGAATACTATCTATTAAAAAGAAAAATAGTAGTTTTGAAAAAGCAGTCCATTTATGTGCATGCAATGGATATTATCATACCGATGAAAGTACATGGAAATTTATCAAGTCATTACATGATATTGATGTCGCATATGTTGGCGAGATAGAAGAATAATAAGGAAACGAGGGGCTAACCACCACTCAATAAGCCCTCGACATCACGGTTAAGTCATAAATTATGAAGAAATATCAGATATATTACAATAATACTGTTGAGATAAACAATGTTGCAGAGTTTGATACATTGGATGAAGCAAAGCGATATTGCACCGAAAATACCAAAGGGTATGATAAGGTATGCGACAATGATAACTGCTATGAAGGTCGCAGCAATAACTTCCATTATGAAGTCTATGATGGCTGCAAAGAAATCCTTGATGAGGATGGTGACGTTGTTGATTTCAAAGACCCAGTTTACGAAACAGAGCAGTTTTATTGCGATTAATCAATGTAAAACCCAAAAGAAATTATTAGTTTTCTGTAATAAATATAATTATGAAAAAGGTTTTAATGCTTATGGCAATTATGATTGCCGTTGTCGTGCAAGCAAATGCACAAGCAGAATTTAATGGTTTTACAATATCTGCCGATGGTCACTATCGTGCAGCTGATGGCAAAGACTATATTATTTGTCAGTTCGATGGAAAATCCGCAAAGGATATATATACTTTGATTTGCTCTAATGTATCAAAGGTATATAACTCGCCACAAAGTATAATGAGTACCGTGGATAACTCATCGGTAGCCATTCATGCTTTTGCAGACGATATTCTTTACCAAAAGTCATACCTTGGTATTAAGTTCTTTTATGAAGGAACATATAACCTTTTAATTGAAATAAAAGACGGACGAGTTAAAATAAATGCGCCTTCATTCGGAATGCAAACAGGGCAATCGGAAACAATCAATCGTACAAAAACCGCAGAGAATATATTATCTGATTTCTTTGATAAGAAAGGTAGATTAAAAGGAAATCGTGTTATCTGGAAGCATTATGCAGAACAGAGGATAAATAGTATATACAAAACATTATTAGGATTAGGTAATACCAAAGACACAAATAATGATTGGTAATTATTCACCAACATATATAACATCATGTTTTTAAAACTTATGATTTTGCTCATGTTTTATGGGGCTTATTGCCTCTTCAAGGGCAAGTAAAAAGTTGGCTGGCTCATTCGTTTGGGTCAGCCTGTTTTATGGAATATGGTGTAAAAAAACAAATTAATCGAAGAATTAATAACTGCCAAATGTTAAAGTTTGGTTAAAGGTTGCTTCTAAGACACGCAGATAGGAATATTTTTCGTATCTTTGCAACGTTCAAATAAATCTTAGCGGTATGGTTGCCGCATCTTCTGAAAAGAGGGTGCGTTTATTGTACCTACAATCCTTTCGAGTATAAAGTAATTATATAAGAATTACTGCGCCGTGTCGGTGGATAGGAAACTACCATCGGAGGTTTGCTAAGAACCTTTGAACAACACGTAGCGCAGTTTTTTGTTCAATAATCTTAGTGATATGAATACAAATGTAATTCTATCAAAGGATAGTAACCCATCAGATATTGAGCGTTACTTCCGTGGTGTGTTGGCATTAGACCAACAAGACAAGGTGTTTTCTGTAAACCTTGATGATGTTTGGCAGTTGGCTTACTCAGAAAGAGGTAAGGCTGTGAGAGCATTGAAAGCAAACTTCATTGAAAATGTGGACTTTTTACCGATTGCCCGAGATGGCAAGCGGTCAAACGATGGCAAGTTTGCAGGAGGTGGTACAGATTACTACCTTACTTCCGCTTGTTTGGAGTATTTTGTTGCTCGCAAGGTTCGCCCAGTGTTCGAGGTTTATCGTAGAGTGTTCCATCACGCAGTTGCACAAGTTCAGCAGCAGCCATCTTTGCAGGAACAGATTCAGGCAAAGTTAGTCTTTGCCGATTGGAGCGCAAAGTTCCTCAACCTGAATGACGCAAGCAAATTGGGTATCGCTCAGAAAATTGGTAAGATGGTAGGCTTGGATGATGCTCTTCCTCAGTCTGTAAACGCAGGAACGGAAAAGCCGATTACGCACGCTGCCACCGATTTATTGAAGTCGCACAACGTTGGTATCTCAGCACAAGCATTCAATCGTATGCTTGAACTCAAAGGAGTAGTGAAGCACGCCACTCGCCCAGGAAAACGAGGAAAGGTGCATAGCTGGTATGTTATCACTCCAGCCTTTGATAAGTACGGACAGAATCAGCAAGACCCTAAGTTTCAGCAGCAGACACAGATACGTTGGTATGATGCTACATTTACGGAATTGCTCACTATCGTTGGCTTGAATAGCCAGACATCACTCAATTTAAATTAATAGGAGATTAGAATATGAACGGACAGAATATCAATGCAACATTGTTGCAGAACGTGGAGCAGCCAAAGTTGGCTAAGACCCTTATCAAGTTACGTGAGGTGTACGTGGACTTTATGAGCGAGGTCGATAGAGCCAAGGAAGAGTATGGTGTGCTTGTGAATGACAGAATAGACGATAAGTTTACCAGCCAGTACAACGTAATGAGCACGTTAATCAGCAACACTTTGGCAAAGATTATGGATTACGAGGTCAATGAGGCTATTAAGGACTAAGTAATCGTGCATATATAGTTCCTCGCTTACCTATTGTGGTAGGCGAGGATTTGTTTTATGTAGCATACAAGACGTTTAAACTATCGAACCGATAAATCATACCAATAGACTATTTTAACCGCTTACAGAAGAAATTTTCACTATCTCTTTGAGTTCTCAGATATTTTACTTATCTTTGCAAAGCAATTATTCTTTGGAACTCATATGTCTATCTCAGCCCTGCCGTTGGTGCTCAATGGTGGGGCTTTACTTTCGCATTTCTTTTATACCTATCATATCGCCCTGCATCATCATTTTTTGGTGGTGTGGGGCATTTTTGTGTTAATTAAACTTATAAAGGTTAAAGTCATAAATCCCCGAAAAGCCTATTAAATATATATTATCCATATTTATCCACAATAAAGCAAGTTAATGAAAAATCAGCTAATTTGGTGGTTTGCAAGGAATTGCGTACTTTTGCAGTGCTTGTTAGTAGTTGCGCACTAAACAGCGGACATTTAAGTATATTTGAGTGATTATTCACTTCCCTATACGAAACCCTATCCGGAGTTCGGAGCGCAACACGAACAAAGGATAGGGTTTTCACTTTCCCTATTCTTTTTCGAGAGTAAACAAGTAGTCTTGGTGGCTTGTCGGCTAAATACACTCGGCTACACAGACTTTAAACCCACGTCACAAGAGGTGCATGGTGACACCGCAGGAACTGAAGGCAGAAGGCGGGCAGGGCGGGGCGTACCCCGAAAGCTGCTTAGGTTAAGTGCTGTACGATTTGGCAACTGACCCGACCGAAGGGGCTCATTATACTGGGTTCATGTAACTTCGAGTGGAATATTCCTTCCAAACTCTCATCGTTTCAATGAATGATGGGGGTAAGGGGGAGAACCACTCTCTCAGAGGTCTATTGCCTGTTTCATATAACCTTTTTATAAGGAACAATATTAATTATAAATCATTAAATATAGGGAAGATGATTACAAATCAAGTAATGAAGAGACCAATGGGTAATTTTTTGGTCGAGCAAAGAACAAAAGATAGTATGTTCAATGCTACAAACTTGCTCAAACAATGGAATGAGTTTGTTGAGCATAATGATGATACCCAAAAAGTTGGGTATGTAAAGAAAGACCTTGATGATTTCTTCAATAACAAAGGAATCAAGGAGTTCATCAATGCTTTGATGGAGGAAGAAAATCTACATACCCAAAATTCTGTGTATGTAAAATCGAAAGCAAGGTCTGATAGAGGTGGAGGTACTTGGATGCACCCTATTCTCTTTGTTAAATTCGCAATGTGGCTCAATCCACGATTTGAGGTTCAAGTTATAAAGTTTGTGTACGACCAAATGTTGAAATATAGAAACGATGCAGGCGATGCGTACAAAGAGCTTGGTTCTGCTATCAGTAAAATTGTTAGTAAGAAGTTTATGTCAGCAGCTATGTGCAAAATAGCAAAAGCAATAAATTGCGTTGTGTTCGGAAAGCATGAACACGAAATGAGAAACAAACAAGGAGAAGAAGTTAAACAATACGAATTGTTTAATATGGAGAGACAAGTAGCTATGCTTATTAATGATGGTTTTCTTAAATCATATAACCACGTATTAGAGTATCTTAGAAAGAAATATTCTGAGAAGTACTTGCAATTAGTTTGAACGTTAAATAATTAAATATAAAACAGAATAATATGTTTGGAGAAGAGACAATCACTCGTAAGTGTGTGATTACACTACGGGGGGGGTACAAAGTAGTAGGCACGTTATCAATGCCGAAACCGAAAAAAGCTATGTTTCCTGAAGAAATGGAACGTAACTTTATCAAGAGTTTTAATGAGTCGCAGCCTAATGCAGTAAACAAGGCTGTTAGTGTTCACATTTTAAGAAATTGATATATGGAAGAGATTAAAGGGATTCTTACTACATCAACAATATTTAACGGCGTTCGCAACGAATATGAGGGTGTACGTATCAAGAAAGAACTTGGAGTAGTTGTTGCTATAGACAATGAAAACGAGTTCAAAGGTGTATTCACAAAGTATGGAGAAGTGGATATTTTTAAGCAGTTGCTTTCACAAGAAGTAAGTAGTTATTATACGAAATATAAAGCATTCCCTACTGAACCTTTGATTCCATACAAGGATTGTGGAGATATTATCTTTGACTTCATAGAGGTTACTTACGGAAAAATGTATGGCGGTTATGTTTATGTTGTACACTACAACTTTGCAAGCACCGCATCTTAATAAACAATATTGATTATGATGACAGCAGCAGATAGAATTAAAATTACGGCTCAGATTGAAATATTGAAGGAGATTGCTCTTGACTATAAGGGGAAGACAATCGACAACGTTATTCAGCAGTTAGAGCTGAGATTGGCAGATTCAAATTAGAAACAATAAAAGGGTTATTAATATGGCTAGAATCACAAGAAATAAAGCTGCCGAGATACTGGGCTTATCTAGACAGACAATCAGTAACTACATCGAGCAAGGTCTCATTGGCAGTTGTGTAGGCGAGCATGGTATCTTGTATATAAACAGCGAGGACGTTGAAAAATACGCCGAGAAGTACAAGATGCTTGCAGCCAACGAAAAGATGATAGATGATAAGCTCAAAGAAGTTGAAGCGCACAAGCGTGCAATAAACGTCGAACTTACCGAGTTGAGAAACAGAGCGACCGCAAACGGCAAACTGGCTGCAAACGCTGTTGGTATGCTTTTTGGCGTAATAAACGCTATGTCGTATCTTGGTATTACTCCAAAACTCAGCTATCGTGAATCTAAGTTGCTAAAGGACATAATTAACGGAATGACCTATGATGAGTTGTCACTCAAGTATGGCGTATCAGCAACTAGAATCAGACAGATTGTTGAGAAGACTTGCAATAAGCTGACGTACAACGAGGATGCCGCCATTGCCGAGATTGCTACAAATCAAGATTTGAGAATCGTGATTGATGGTTTAAAGAAGAAACTAAAAGCAACACAAGCTAGTTATGATGAATACAGACGTGCAAAAGGCGATACTCCTATCAGTGGTGTGATACTACCTCCATTGATACTGGGTAAGGATGTAAATGACTGCAATTTTCCAGTTCGTATTCTGAATATGTTCCGAGGATACAACGTTTACACCGTAGGTGATTTGCTTCGAAAGTTTCATGGAAAGTCTGACATAGCTAAGATTAGAAATCTTGGTAAAAAGAGTATTTATATTATACTTGACTTTATCGAAGAGAATAATCTTAGCTTCAAGCAGTATGGAGAGAGTGATGAGGATTTCTATATTCGTCTCAACAATAATTTATCAAACAAAAGACATGAAGAAAATGATTAAGAAGCGTTTCGGATGGTTCGATATTTACTATGCCGAAATGTTATTGGGTGTTACGTTTGCAATATTCTACGCTTGTATTGGCAATTTTGGTGTTGCATTTGTTTGGATTGCATTCGTATTCAGTTGGGTAATATTCAAACTGATAATAAGCGTGGAGAACAGAAGATACAAAGCTCTTGTTAACCTCTCAAAGGAAATACAGAGTAAGGAGAAAAAAGCTGTGCAGAATATGGTGTGGTTTTGCGATGAGCTGCAACTTGAAATGCAGCGTCACAGACTGACCGCATTACAAGGTATGAAGTACAAGAATAAGGCTGAGTTTATGCAGCGCAAGAAGAGTCTTACACAATACCTAAAGTATTCTGATGCGATTGATAACCTCTACGAGCAAGAAGTTGAACGCTTGCATAAAATGAAGAAAGAAATTGAAAAGAAAAATAATGATGGAAAAGACAAAGGAACTGACTCTGAAACAGAGACTGCAAAATCTGAGTGAAGAACAAACACCATTCTTTCACTCGCTTACACCATTCGCCGCAGGATTTACACAAGGTTTCAATTACGAAAAGAAACGTCTTGTTGCCGCATTGGTGAATAACTCGGAAGTCACAAAGGACTTCATCAACGATCCTATCAGCGTACCAATAAGCGATAGTATTCTGTTTATGCACGCATTCATTGACGGCTCTGTTGACTATCGTAAGAAGATAGAAACTATTCTATCCGATAAATAGCAAGAAAGGGAGGTTCGTAGCCTCCCTTTTTATTTGCCATTTTAGAAAACTCAAAACATCATTTGAGTTTTATTTATTGTATTTATCACACTATAAATCGTCATTCAGGTAGTCAATGACCTTTCTGTTTGCTTCGTCAATCTTTGATGTATCGTATTCTACGTATACTCCAGTTATTGAATTATCCCAAATAGAGTGCCCTAATGCCCTTCCGATAATCTCCATAGGTATTCCTATCTTTGCGGCGAACGTTGCCCACGTATGGCGATTCCAATAGCTTGTCAGGTCTGGCTCAATCGCATCATTTGTGCGGTCGTATCGTCTTCCGTCATATACCTTTTTTCCTAGAGAACGAAGGCAATAGTTACATTTTGTCGTAAACTGAGCATACCCTGCTGAATGAGTAATCCTCATAAACGAAAATAATTCGTTGCTGCTGCTATTATTCTTGTATCTATCTATAATCTCTTTAGCCTCTGGCTCAACTCTAATATCGTACAATCTGTTAGTCTTATTACGGAAGAATGATATACGTCCGTCCTTATAGTCTTCCTTGGTAAGGTCTAGAATATCCGACAAGTTCGTACCTATCAAATAGAAACCAAGCATAAAGAAATCTCTATATATACTATCGTGGGCATCGAGTTTAATATCTCGTATGGCTCGTAACTGCTCTACAGATAGATTTCTCTTGCGTGTTCTATCTTTCTTGAAAGCTGCCCTCTCAAATGGATAATTAGTAGTGAGCTTTTTTCTTCTTGCCCAGTTAAATACTGACTTCAATTTATCAATATCTCCAATAATACCATTGTTGCATCTGCCTTTTTCTTCCTCATGCTTATAGAATCCCTCTACCCACGAAAAATCTATTCCGTCAAGCGTGGCATTCTCATCATATATGGAAATATCCGTTATAAGATGTTTGTAGGCGGCTATAGTGCCTGTCTTATCCTTTGTGTCGATAAACTTCTCTATTGCACTAATAATGGTGTTCCTGTTCCTTTTCTTGCCAACAATCAACTCTTTAAGATGTTCTTTGAGTTCGTCAACGCTTTCGTTACTATGCTCATTGATGTAATCATCACACATCTTATATATCTGTGCAAGTCTGTTGGTCTTAGACTTTGCCGACTTGTCGGAACGAGGAAAAACCATTCCGTCAAACTTCTCTGTTGTCTGTAATCCAGTTGACAGATAAAACCTCTTGTACTTATGCGTAACAGATAAGTACACCTTAAAATCTCTGCTATCAATATATACTTTCATAACTCATTTATTCTTTATGCTTGCATATTGCTTGCAAAAACACCTAGTTTTTATCCGTTTTACGGGGTTTTTAGGGCTGTTTTGCACTGCTAATACAACAAATGTATGTTTATAACTTACTGATAATCAATCAGAATATATTTTATGTAATTAAGAGGATGATCTTCTTGTCTATATCAGCCATAACTTTTTGATATTTATAATGTTGTGGTTGTTTGATAATTAACTCGCTTGCATATTGCTTGCATTCCTACTTCTTTGCAAGCAAATCCATTAACTGCCTGATTTGGGCATCCTTCTGTGCGAGCTGCTCACGGAGTAGCCTATTTTCTCGCTCTAGTGCGTTCTCACTACCGCCAAGGATATTTGATGCCTTGATGAAGGCTGAATCTTCTGATGCGCTCATGGCATCCTGTACAGCTTTCTCAACCTTGCTACCGATGTTGATGTCACCACCTATACTATATGCAGTTCTAACAAAGATGTTGCCTGTGCCGTTTTCAAGCCACTCACGACTAACTCCGAGTTTATTGCTTATCTTATATAGGTCTTTTCTTGTTATTCCATACTCGCCCTTTAGCTTCTTGCGGAAGTTGCCAGGGTCAATATCAACTTTCTTTGCGAATGCATTAGCACTATCACCACTATCATTCATAAGGGTCTTTATCCGCCCAATTAACTCTAAATTACTCTCCATAGTTGCAAATACGTAACTAAATCACACGAATAATGTTAATAAATATTTAAATCACACGATTTCACCCGAAAACATTTGGTGATTTCGAGTAATTGTAGTACCTTTGCAACCGTCAATCAGTTAGTGATACTGAAAGACGAAAGCAAGGTGGAATGAGTGCAAGAACCCATCCTAAACGTTTGACACCGCAAAGATACGTGTTTTACCTCGTTTCACCAAGTTTTTTTAGTTAATAATTTTAAACGAGTTAGAAATAATTAGTAAATGAAAGCGAATAAGGTTACTGCCGAAGATGTTAAGAATATCGGTGTAGGCGGTCAGTTAGTAGTTGAATTGCCAAACTATCTCGCTTGTGTTGCAGCAAAGGGGGCTGTTACTTACGTAAAGAAAGCCTATCCAAGGGATGATGGAAATGTGTATTACACTTTCCTTAAAGGCAACACAATTACAATTGGTCTTACAGACCCTCATACAAGAGATATTATTCTTGGTGAGAATGTTAGATACCGAAAGCGAGTGAAGGTTGAGTAAAATAATTAATAATGTATAGGAGGTTGAAGAAATGAATGAAATTGTCTTCCGTGATGCAAACGACCAAGCAGTAACAAGCAGCTTGTTAGTTGCAGAAAAGTTTGGAAAAGAACACAAACATGTTCTTGATTCAATCAGGAAGTTGATTGAGGGGTGTGCCGAAATTTCGGCTGACCCTATGTTTGAAGAAACAACTTATGTAAATGAACAGAACGGTCAGGTCTATCCAATGTTCTTGATGAACAGAGATGGATTTTCCTTATTGGTGATGGGATTCAACGGCAAGAAAGCGATGCAGTTTAAGCTCGATTATATCAACGAGTTTAACAAAATGGAGAAAATGATACGAGATTCGATTAAACCAAAATCGCAGCTTGAAATTCTTCAGATGTCAATCAACCAACTCGTAGAGCAGGAACATCGTCTATCGAGTGTTGAACGTGATGTTGCAGAAACGAAGAAGGAAATTGAGGAAATGAAGCAAGAACGTATTGAAAACGGAAAATTGCTTCTTGAAGCTGAGGTCTCTGGAAATAAAGTTCCTGAAATCTCTATGCGTAACAAGATTCGCAGATTAGTTAATCAGTATGCTGCTGCAACAAACACAACTCAGAGGGATGTTTGGCATAACATTTATCAGAATCTCTATTATGCTTACAACATAAGCATAAATAGCTACAAGGATAAAAAATCGCAAAGCAATCTTGATATTGCTGAAAAGCACGGTTTCCTTGGGAAGATGTTTGATATTGTGTCAAAGATGGTGAAATCTATAAATAATGGAGATTAGCCTATGACACCGAAGAGGAAAGTAGTAGTCGAAAGGATTGCTAAGAAATGGCTATCAACTGATGAAGCTGCATCATACATAGGTATGGGAAAGTCATTCATCGTTGAATTGAGAAAGAGCGGAAAGCTACCACACTGCATGATAGGTCACTCTGCATTCTTCCTCGCAAGCGATATAGATAATCTGCTTGAAAGCCATCGTGTATATTAGAGTTCTGTTGTTTAATATCACCAAGTGTGGTGGATTGGCGAGTTTTTAACTATTTTTTTTTATGCTCGCCAATATGGTTTCATAGCTCAGATGGTTAGAGCGGTCGGCTGTTAACCGATAGGTCGTAGGTTCGAATCCTATTGAAACCGCAATTCTTTTAGAATCAGATTATCACTACAAGTGATGAAACTGAAAGCTAGAGAAGAGTTCTTTGACATATTGACGCACAGAATATAGTATGCGTGGAAAAGAAGTAGCCGGAGAGCATCAATGGATGCCGTGACCTGGCGAAAAGGACGCACGACATACGAAAAACTAGTCAGTAACAGATATTACATAGACTATACCGATGAACTATGCTGAAACATCAGCACAAGCAAAGGGCATAATATAGGTCTGTATCGTTTGCTATGTAGTATTCTAGTCGAAGTATGTATTATTTCCATCTTACGTGTAAGATATTTATAATATGTATGGAGTGTCATACGGAACGTCAATGCTAGCTGTATCGGGAATACGGAAACGATTAATATCGTGGCATTCACAAACGACAGAAAGTTCCATGGTTTTAGATACATAAAACAGCAGGGTATGGTGTAAGTGGTATTCTTGCACACCTCGCACAATAGATGATACCTCTTCTTATCGTGTGAGATAGTGGCGGTTCGATTCCGCCTCCCTGCACAAATTTTCAATTATTATTATTAGATAGTACAACGTTTATTACGAATATAGAAGTCTAGCTAACTCTGAACAGAGTTAAGTCAAAGAATGAGACTTAAACACTACTTTAAAGTAGAGATTACTTCTCAATACTTTAATTAAATAACAACAAAGAGATATTTAGTGTAAACGGAAGCACGTCATACAACTTGAAGATACCGTTCTTATCGTATGGAAATGTTGGTTCGAATCCGACAATATCTCCAAAGTTCTAAATGTTTTTGCATAAATATTTTATTTGATTACTTGTTTGTTTATATTTTAATTAACAAAATTTGAATTTGAATTTGACAATGATGGCAATGCAGTCTGTCTGTGAAGATAGGCTGCACAAATCGCAGGTTGGAGCAGTGGTAGCTCGCTAGGTTCATGTCCTAGAGGTCGCAGGTTCGAGTCCTGTACCTGCAACACTCATTTTTTTTGTTATAAGGTTATAAGGTAAAGTTTTCTAAGTTTTAGCATCAAGTTCGTGAGAATATGATGATTCATGGTTCTGTGGTGTAATGGTAGCACAAGAGATTTTGGTTCTCTTAGAGATTGTTCGATTCAGTCTGGAACTACCCAATACGTTTTTTATTATAATTATCTTTCATATTTGTATGACAGCTTGTGAAAGTAGTTGTACTTTATTTGGAATCGGCACTTTTTAAGTGTTTTGTTTACTTAAATAATTTATTTTTTTTCAACTGCTTGGGATAAGTCGTTGAGTTTTGCCCTTAAAGCAATTAGGTAATGCGCTACACATACGCAGATTTAATGCTCCGACCAGTATGTTGTAGAGAAGATGGCTCGATACCATCTAAGGGCGCATTTTTACTTTGTCATAAGAAAATGATTAAATTTTAAAATTAGGCTGTTTTTTCTTGGCGGTCAGATTATTAAGTTAGTCTGCAGCCAAGGTTTTTAAAGAAAAGAAATGAAGATTATATATAGTATTAAGGTTCACAGAGACCACTTGAAAACGCTGCAAGGTCTGAAATGCTTGCAGTCTGTTGATGTCGGTGAAGATGGCAAGTCAATTACTTGTCAGTTCAAAGACAACAAGACTAGAGGTTGTCTGATTGCTCATACAAATGATTGGCTTGTTGAGCTTGCTACTGGCGAATGGATGGGGTTCTGTGATACTGCTTACCAACAACTAGTTTGGAATCCGAGTAAAGTATCTAAAGAATATTAGCTATGGCTGCTGCTAGGGTTGTTCAACACAAGTACGCATCGAAAGATGGTACTGAGTACGATAGTAAAGAAGAATATCTGTATCACCAAATTCTTCTTGCTGATAAACGAGTTTCCTGTATTCACAGACAAATGAAACTCAGTATATTCAAATCCATTTATATGATTGTGCCGAAACAACTCAAAACAAAGGTTCGGTACGATAAAAGACTGATGGTTAGCGGTCATAGCTATAAACCAGACTTCATATTTTGGGAAGACGGAAAATTGATTGTATGTGATGTGAAATCAAAGTACACTCATTCTCTTAGGGAGTTCAGAATAACTGCCAAGGGGTGTATTAATAAGATTGTTGCACATAACAAGAAACGTCATAATGGTGAGCCGTTTGTGGTTTTTCGTGAAGCTATCCATATCAAGAAGAACGAATGGAAGATAATAGACTACCCACCTGACGGAAATAGTTATTGTGAGATTTAATTCATTCATAATTTATTTAAAATTTATAGTTAGTTATGTAAACCGCCCCTACGCTGACTAAGGTTGTCGTAGAATAGGATGTGGAGTTGCTCTTTGGGCAAGAGTATGAATCGAAAACGCACCAAGAGGAAATAAAACCTCTCGTAAGTGTTTGGCATGCGGTGTGTCTTTAGAAACGTAGGAGACGAAGCATCCTTTTAAAAACAGTTTAATATATGAATATAAAAGAATTAGACGGTTATCTGAAATTTCTTTCTGAGAAACAGACTGCCGTTCAAGAAAGCGGTTTTGATGTTGAGGATAGCGATTTGAGTCCTCAACTATTCCCATTTCAGAAGTATTGTGTTAAGCGAGCATTAAAAGTTGGTCGCTTCGCTATGTTTGAAAATTGCGGATGTGGCAAAACCGCACAATCTCTGGAATGGGCTAAACACGTTATAAATCATACCAATAAGCCAGTATTGATACTTGCTCCTTTAGGTGTTGTAGGACAGACAATAAAGGAAGGAGAAAAGTTCGGATATAAGGTAACTGAGATTGCTCTTACTACATTCGACCAAGACCTTGCGGATGGCATCTATATTACCAACTATGATAATATGGATAACATAGATGCTTATCTGTTTGGGGGGGTCATTCTTGATGAGAGTTCAATATTGAAGAACTTTGCAGGAAAGACTAGAACCGCTCTTATTGAGGATTTCAAAAATACACCTTATAAGTTGTGTTGTACCGCAACTCCTTCTCCAAACGATACTACCGAGCTTTGTAATCATGCAGAGTTCTTGAATATTATGACAAGAAACGAAATGCTTGCGATGTATTTTGTACATGATGGCGGTTCTACATCTGATTGGAGACTGAAAGGTCATGCACAACAAGACTTTTGGGATTTTGTTTCTACTTGGGCAGTCATGCTCAGTAAACCATCTGATATTGGTTTTAGCGATGATGGATATATCCTTCCACCGATGAATGTTATTGAAGATTACATCGTTACCGAAAAGAAAGATAACGGTGCTCTCTTTAATGATATGGCAGTGTCTGCAACGGATTTCCATAAAGAGCTTAGAAGAACTATCAAGCAACGTCTTGAAAGAGTTGCTGAGATTGTTAATGCTTCTTCTGAGAATTGGATTATCTGGATTGGGCAAGATGAGGAAGGTAAGGTTCTTCGTGAACTGATTCCCGATGCAGTTGAGGTTAAAGGTAGTGATAGCAAGCAATACAAGAAAGATAAGTTGCTCGGATTTGCTAACAACGAGTTTAGAGTGCTTGTTACTAAGTTGAAGATTGCATCATTCGGTCTTAACTATCAGAACTGCCGTAATCAGATGTTTGCTTCACTTGATTTCTCATTTGAGGCTACCTATCAAGGTATCAGACGTTCATATCGCTTCGGTCAGAAAGATGAGGTGAATATCCACATCATTACTCTTGATACGATGCAGAACGTGAAATCATCATTCGAGGAAAAGCAAAAGCAGTTCCTTGAAATGCAGAAGTCTATGACCGAAGCTATGTGTCGTAACATCAATAATCAGATAAAGTTAAAGAAGATGGAAGTTGATAATAAGTATCAATCAAAGAACTGTGACATTCGCCTAGGCGATTGCGTACAGCTCATTCAGAATGTTCCCGATGAGAGTATAGGTTTCTCTATTTTCTCTCCACCATTTGCGGAACTTTACACATATTCCGATAAGTTAGAGGATATGGGTAATTCAAAGGACTATAAGGAGTTCTTTACTGCCTTCAAATATCTTGTTAAAGAACTATACAGAGTTCTTTGGAGCGGTCGTAACGTTGCCGTACATTGTATGGACTTGCCTATCCAAAAAGGTAAGGAAGGATATATTGGTCTTCGTGACTTCTCTGGTATGATTCTTGAAGCATTCCAAGAAGTAGGTTTCATTTATCATTCTAGGGTAACGATTTGGAAGAATCCTGTAACTGAAATGCAGAGAACAAAGGCACTCGGTCTTCTCCATAAGCAAGTAAAGAAAGATGCGGCTATGAGTCGTGTCGGCATCCCTGACTATCTTATGGTATTCCGTAAGGAAGGCGAGCATGAACACCCAGTTCATTGTGATATATCTGTTGATACTTGGCAAAAGTACGCCTCGCCAGTGTGGATGGATATTGATTACTCAAATACTCTCAATGGTTCTAGCGCACGTGGTGCTAATGATGAACGGCACATCTGCCCACTTTCTCTGGACATTATAGAAAGAGCGGTTACTTTATGGAGTAATAAAGGCGATAAGGTTCTTACTCCATTCCTTGGAATTGGTTCAGAAGTATTTCAATCAATTAAGATGGGTCGCTTTGGCGTCGGCTTTGAATTAAAAGATAGTTACTTTGATTTGGCGGTTAGAAATTGTAAAGCTGCCGAGGCTGATACAAATGCACCTACATTGTTCGATATGTAATTTTTCATTTGCCCATTATATATGCAATTCACGTGAATCGGTGTGGTTGAACTTGCGTGATGTTCACTATGTAATAGTCTGAGCACTGCACCGATTATTTTTTTTGGATATAACCAAGCCCAACCGATGATAGTGTTCCTTGGGCAAGAACGATAATGGTACACTGCTAGAAATAGTAGCACTCTTGAAATTTGGCGGCTATCATCGGTATTTTTAAGTATTGGAGGTGTAAAATGGCGAGATTAACGATTGAAGAATTAAAGAAAGACCCATTGACAAAAGGCGATTTTGAGCGTATGAAAATTATGGGATTAGACCCAAATGAGCCTTGGGCGTTAGTTTGTAAGATATTGGATTTTTGTGACGATGGTTACTTTAATATGAGAGCTTTGAATCTGTTCTCCATATATGTAACTGGCTACTTCGATTGTTATCGTAGATTAAATTCTGAAAAGATAGAAAAGATTAAAAAAGCTTTTGGATAATGAAAGGTATGTTTTATATTAGCTATCTTGTTGTTATGCTTGTTCTTGTTCTTGCTGCTGAGATAATCAACTTCGCAAGCAAGGCAGTATGCGGCAAGAAAGCAATCAAATGTTTTGAGTTATGAGTATAATTTTGTTTGCGCTTGCTGCAACCGCTCTTATGTTCGCAGTCGTTGGCGCAATAGCGATGATGCTAGGTCTGGATAAAGAAGATTAGCAAAATGAGAAGTGAATCAAGGCGCAGTCAGCTCGACCACGAAAGATATATGAGAAATCGTGAAGAAAGACTGCAAAAGCAAAGAGATTATTACAGAGATAATACTGAACTTTGCAAGGCTAGCGTAAAGCGATGCAAAAAGAAAAGAGTAGAAAGAGAAAGATTATTATTGTTTAATTAAATATGTAGCTATTATGGCAAAAGACAAAATTAAGTTGGTTTTCGAAATTGACCGTTTTAAGGTTATCGGTTGTGTCGCACGTAACTGTGAGACAAAGGAAGAGTACGAGGAATTGGTGAAAATCATCAATAGTACTGATGAGGTTGTTCGTAATGACGCAGAAATCGAGAAAACAAATTGTGTACTGATTCTCGACCAGTTGTTGCACGACAACGAGAATTTGGCTCTTCGCAAACGTTTGGAGAGCGAGGATGAAATACTTCACAATGGCGAAGGTGACGGTGATGGTGACAGCAACGTAAAGTGTATCGAAATCAAAGGCGAGGTTGCCAAGGACTTATTCGATAAGCTTGCGTCTTTGGTAGAAGAAGGAAAGGATGGTGAGTAATGAGAGCAAGAACTAGTACTTGGTATGAGACAAAAATCAAGTACCAAAAGACAATGGAGGATGGCTCGGAAAAAGTAGTCAACGAACTTTATGTTGTTGATGCACTTTCTTGTACCGAGGCAGAAACATCTATCATTGATGAAATGAGTTGCTATATTAGTGGCGATTCTGCCGTTACAAGCGCAAAGAAAACTAACTATGGCGAGATTTTCTTCTCTGACTTGGATGATGATGATAAGTGGTACAAGGCAAAGTGTCAGTTTATCACTATTGATGAGAAATCCGAAAAGGAGAAGCGTTCTAACGTTACTTACTTGGTTCAGGCTAAGTCGTTAGCACGTGCTCTTCGATACGTTGATGAGGTGATGGGGAAGACAATGATTGATTACGACATTGTAGGTCTTAACGAAACTCATGTCTTCGATGTATTCGAACATCACGCTCCATCTTCCAAAAATAAAGAGGAAAAGAATGAGTAGAATCGACAAACTTATAGCGTCTATGCCGTCAAAAATGGCTAATGCAGTAATCCATCAACGCAAGTTACATGCTTGCTTGATGGAACTTACTGCAAACAAGTCAAGAGAAGTGGCGGCTAGAGCTATTTTTCTGAATTACCAAGATGGTGATGGCAGAAAGTTAGGTACAATACCACATTATTACGAAAGACCTACATCTACTGGCTCGGTAATGGTGGAGACGTACTTTAGTTATATTGATAGAGTACATTAATTTTAAAATCTATACAAATGGATATAGAACAGTTAAATAAAGCGCCTCATAATCAGATTTGCGACTTGGCAAGAGATAAGTTTATTGAGGTGTACAATCAGAAGTTCGGAGAGGGTGGAGAAGTGTTCTTTGAAGAACAGAAGGCTCTGTTTAATAATGAGCTTCTCAACGGCTCATTTAAGGGCTATCTCGAAAAAGCTACATCGTTGAATATTCACGATGCCTTCATGAACTTGGCGATTAACGGATTGTCTCTCGAAAAGGGAACTGCAACACTCTGTTACCTTATGGGTTATAGCAACTACGACAAGAACACCCGACAATCAACTTATACGGCTAAGATTACATATACAGGATATGGTGAGATTCTTCTTCGTCAAAGGGCTGGTCAGATTCTTCGATGTGACAACCCTGTAGTGGTATATGATTGCGATGATTTCCGCTTCGGTGAGCGTGACGGTCATAAATTTGTTGATTATGTGAAGACCTATCCACGACCAGCAAATTCACGTATCGTTGCTTGTTACGTAAAGATTATCCTTCCAAATAACTCATACGATTACTTCGTTCTTGACCGTGAAGGTGTCGACAGATTGCGTGAATATTCTGCTAAATTTGGCGGTCAAGACCACAAGGCTAACGCTCTATATGGCGGTTGTTATACTGGTAAAGATGGTAAAATGTACTTCAAGGATATTGATACAGGATTCCTTATCTCTAAGACTTGTAAGCATGCTTTTAAGACTTATCCTAAGTTACCTGTCGGTCTTGGTGGTATGTTGCAAGCTGATGTTGATAGCCAACCTCAACAACAGCAACAACAAGAGGCTTTTGGTGCTTCGCAAAATGAGACACAGAAAAATGGTGTTAAGGCAAAGGTTGACGATGATTCTCCATTTTAATTTATAAAGTATGGCTGAAAATACAGAATTGCAGTTGGTACAACAACAAGCAAACAATATTACAAGACAGATTGCAACGCTCAAATCCGATACGGAAAACGCGGTGCAAGCTAACAGAAAGTCTTATGAGGCATGTGTTCAGGCAGGTGAATCTCTTCTGTCTGATATTAGTGCGTCTGGTATGAATGATGCTCTTGACGAGAAAGCTGCTGAATTTATCAAGAAGGCTAAACTGACAGAGAAAGCAATGACGGAGAAACGTAAGGGTGTTACCCAGGTGTTCGATATTGTCCGTAAAGGATTTACGATGATGGAGAGCCTTATCTCTGCCAAGAATACAGATTCTGTTGTCTATAAGATTCAGGAGAAGCGCAATGAGTATGCTGCCTACAAGCTAGAACAGCAGAAGAAAGCAGAGCAAGAACGCTTGCGACAAGAGCGCATTAAGGAGGCTAAGATTAAGTTGAAGACTGATACTATTGATACGCTCAACAATCTTCTTACTGAGCATTCTTCTGCTGCTATCAACTCACTTAATAATACGTTCTCTCTTCTCACCCTTGATAACAAGGATGAAGTTAAGAAACGTATTACAGAGTGCTCTGATGTTCTTGACCTCGGACATCTGTTCGTTAATAACAAGCCTTCATATTCTTCTGAAATTGAAGAGAATGATGCAAAGGATATTATGAACGGCGCATACAAGGAAATTTCCGCATCGTTGCTTGCGTCTTATAAGCAGACTGTCACTGCTACACGTGACGAACTCCTTATGAAGTTTGACTCTAAGATTGCTGAACTTCTTGAAATCAAGAAAGCAGAAGAGGAACGCAAACGTAAGGAAGAGGAAGCACGTAAGGCAGAAGAGGAACGTAAGCGCAAGGAAGAGGAAGCTCGCAAGGCTGCCGAGGAAGAGCGCAAAAAGCAAGAGGAAATCAAACGCATCAAAGATGAGGAGGAACGCAAGCGCAAAGAGGCAGAGCTGAAAGCTGCCGATGAGGAACGCAAGCGCAAAGAGGCAGAACTGAAAGCTGCCGAGGAAGAACGCAAACGCAAGGAGGCAGAAGCTGCCGCTGCTGAAGCTGAACGTAAGGCTAAGGAAGAAGCTATCCGTAAGGCTGATGAAGCCGCCAAGGAAGAGCAACAACGCAAGCTTGCAGCAGAGCAAGAGAAACGTGATGCTGAAAACGCTGCACAACATGCTACTGCACAAGCCCAATCGCTCTTCGCTCAGACTTCTGTTGACAACACAAGTAAGCAGAAAATAAAGGTCACAAAACGTCTTGTTGTTACTGACAAAAACGCTTGGCTCGATATTATTCAGCAGTGGTGGACGATTGAGGGTTCTTCTATGTCACCTGACAAACTTGCATCTAAGTTGGAGTTTATGCGCAAGGCTTGCGAGAAACATGCTAACAATGAGGAAGAGTATATCGTTTCTCCTTATATTAAATATGAGGATGAAGTAACAGCTAAGTAATATGGCAGAGCAACCGTTTGACCCTTATTATTCACGTGGTGAGGTTTCCAACTCAGACCTCACCGCATTGAAGTTCGCTCTTAACCCACAACTTAACTTCGTTAAGGAATCAGACAAGAAAAATGCATTCCATCTTGGCACTCTCGTTGATGCTCTCGTTACTGAACCAGAAAAGTGTAATCATTATGCTATGACGGTTGATGATGAGAAATATACTGAGAAGGATTGGAAATGGGGATTAGACAGACTTGCGGTATTAAAGAAACAAGCAACAAAGGACAGATTTCTTGATTTTGTTCTAAAGAATGCGGTCGGTCAGAAAACATTCATCAATCCACACATGAAGATGGAATACCAAGGTTTCGAGTTTGAACTGCCTGTACGATGTAAGTTCGACTGGTGGCTTGGCGAGTTTGGCGGTGACTTGAAGACTACCGCAGCTACGTCACAAGAACAATTTGAAGCGCAGATTGATTTCGTGGACTGGGATAGAAGCCGTGCATGGTATATGGACTTGACGCACAGCATTGACCATAGATACGGAAATCAAGACTTTATCTTTGCAGTCTCTAAGACTAAGAAGAAAGTATTCTATAAAAAGATTGAACGTGGTGACGAGTTGTATTTGCGTGGTAGAGAGAAGGCTCTTGAATGGGCTTTCAGAATGTGGTGTTTATTATAATTATCATTATGTCAGATAAACCAAAATTATACGATTATCAAGAAGAGGGTGTACGCATGGAACTTGCTATGAAGCGTTGCATAAATGGGGATGACATGGGAACGGGTAAAACGATTCAGTCTATTGTTGCCATTGAACGTGCAAAAGCGACTCCTTGTTTGGTTATTTGCCCTGCTGCCCTAAAAGTCAATTGGGAACGTGAAATCAAGAGATTCACAAATCTTCGTCCGCTTATCCTTACGGATTCTGTAAACGCAACATACGGCTATCATCTTACTAAGATGGATTTGTATGATGTGGTTATATGCAATTACGAGTCTCTTGCTAAATATTTCGTTGTATCACTCGGAGAAAAGCCGTTAAAGCTTAAAAATTTCATTTTTAGGAATGAGGTCGATATTCTGAAATCGGTCATTATTGACGAGTCTGCAAGAGTCAAAGACCCAACTACAAGGCAGTCAAAAATAATAATGGGTATTTGCCAAGGCAAGGAATATATCTACGAGCTGACTGGTACGCCTGTGGTTAATCATGCTACTGATATGGCTTGTCAGTTGGCTATTCTTGGTAGAATTGATGAATTTGGTGGATATGGCGAGTTCTGTAATAGATATGGAGAAAACGAGAATCTCGAAGAGCTTAATCAAAAGATTCACGAAACATGTTACTTCCGTAGGGAAAAGAAAGATGTGCTCAAAGATTTGCCTGAACTAACAAGAACAACAATTAGTGTTGCTCTTGATTCTGAAACACAAGAAGAGTATGATACTTGTCAGAAAGACTTGCTTACATTCCTTCTTGAATATAAGAATTGCTCTGAGGATGAAGCTAGAAAAAAGCTACGAATGAAGGCATTAGTTAAATTTATGAATCTTCGTTCTATATCTGGAAAGGGAAAGATGAAAGCAACAATCGAGTTCCTACATGATACGGAAGAACAGATAATTGTGTTCGCAGAACATCGTGATGTTGTTGATGCAATCAAAAAGGAGTTTCCTAATGAGGTATGTTCCGTTACAGGCTCTGATAATCAGCAGCAGAAACAATGGGCTATTGACTCTTTCCAAGCTAAGAAGAAGAGAATCATTATCTGTTCCATTAAGGCTGCTGGTGTAGGATTAACTCTTACGGCTTCATCGAATGTCGTATTCACAGAGCTACCTTGGACGATGGCAGACTTATCTCAGTGTGAATGCCGTGCTTATCGTAACGGACAGAAGAATGCTGTTACATCGTGGATTCTGATGGGAATTGATACTATTGACAGTTATCTTTATAGCTTGATTATGAAGAAAGGTTCTATAGCATCAAAGGTTACTGGTGAACAAGATTCCGCTATTAAGGATGTTGCCTACTTTGATGAGTTGGCTGATTTGGTTTTACAAAATTCTTTAAATAAAAAATAATGGAAATTCAAGGAAAAGTTATTGCCGTTTTACCTGAAAGAAGCGGCGTATCTGCAAGAGGTGAGTGGAAATCGCAGACCTATGTAATAGAAACACAAGAGCAATATCCTAAGAAGATGGCTTTTGATGTTTTTGGAGCGGATAGAATTGCTAGTTTCGGCATTCAGCTCGGTGAGGTTATTAACGTTAGCTTTGATATTGATGCACATGAATATCAAGGCAGATATTTTAATCAGATTCGTGCTTGGAATGTTACTAAGGTGTCACAACAAGCTACTGCACAAGGTGGCGGTTTTAGTGGCAATGTTCAGTCTGGCGCACAAGCAGCGCAACAAGCTATGGCAAGTTCTGCTAATGCTGCTGGCGTGGCAACCCCGACGAATCAGCAAAATCTGTTTCCACCTGCACAGCAGTCAGCACAACAGCAAGGGGATAGTTCGGATTTACCATTTTGAGGTAAGGCGTAAGGTTGAAATGATAAAACAAGCGTTTAATGCGGTTGAGATATGATGTACGATTTATCTAACAGCTTGGAGTTGGAATCATTCAAACTTAGGGTAAAGAAACTTGAAGAGAGTAAAAGTATGGTAGAGTTGACTGAAAAGAAGGCTCGTTCTCTTAATCAGAACGCCTATTGTCATTTAGCAATATCATACTTTGCTCTTCAAATCGGTTTGCCAATGCAAGAAGTCAAGGATGCCTATTTCAAGAATTATTGTAACCATGAACTTTTTGCTCGCAAGAGGTATGACAAGATTCTAAATGTGGAACGTGAGTATCTTCGCTCGACAACGGAACTGACAAAGGACGAAATGAGTCTTGCAATAGACCGATTCTTGAAGTTCGCAGCCGAGCAAGGCGTTTACATCGCTCCATCTGACGAGTATATCGCAATCCTACACATGCAACATGAAGTTCAACGAAATCAGAAATACTTATGACAGAAGAAATTTGGAAGGATATTGTAGGGTATGAGGGGAAATACAGAATTTCTAATTTCGGTAAAGTTTTTTCAATCATAAGCAAAAGATTGCTCTCGCCTGGCAAAATATGTGGATATTTGTCTGTAAATTTATGCGGTAAACAATACCGAGTTCATCGCCTTGTTGCCATGGCATTTATTCCAAACCCAGAGGGTAAACCATATATAGACCATATTAACACAATAAAAACAGATAACCGTGTTGAAAATCTTAGATGGTGCACCCCTATGGAAAATACCCATAATCCAATTTCTTTCGCTAAAATGAAGAATGCCACCAAGAGGGCAAATTGCGGAAAACTTGGAATCAAAAATGGTAAACATAAAAATGTTTACCAATATAACAAAGATGGGACGTTTATTAGGGCTTGGGATAGTATATCTGACGCTGCAAGATTCTATAACACTGATAGGAGTAATATAATCTGTAATTGTAAAGGCAAGACAAGACACTCTGTTGGTTTTCTTTGGAGCTACGAGAAAAAAGACTCTATTCCTCCTATGAGGTTTATTGCTGGAGTATCTATAATACAAATGAAAGAAAATGGAGAATTTATAAAAGAGTGGAAGTCGATAAAAGAAGCAGCGTCATTTTATAATGTTACTCCTTCTGCTATAAGGTGTGCATTGACTGGTTACAGAAGTAGAGCGTGTGGTTATAAATGGAAATATAATAGCAAATGTAGTGGTTAATATTAAAGATTAAGAAATGGATTCTTTTAAGATTAGCAAAGAACAATATTGTGATTTAATGAAACTTGATAGGACAAATGCCGTAAACTTGTTTGTTTATCTTCTAGCAAATGCAGACGATAACGGAACATTGATTGTTAGCATCCGCAAGATTTCGAGTGAACTATGTATTGGAGTGCAAACCGTAAGAACGTTGCTTAAACATTGGTATATAACACACATACTAACACACCAAGTAACACACCAAGGTAGCGTAATAACTATTTGTGATATAAAAAGTTACAAAGGTAGGAAACGTGCTGCTAACACATCAAGTAACACACTTGCTAACACACAAAAAACTATCGATGAGCGAAAGAAAGATTTCGCAGAAAGTTTGAAACCTTACCTCGAAGAGTACGGAAAGGATATGCTGAATGATTTCTATCGGTACTGGACGGAAATGAATAATGGTGGAAAAAAAATGCGGTTTGAAATGGAGAAAGTATTTCAAATTGCAAGCAGATTGGTTACGTGGAACAATAACAACAAATATCATTATAAGAAAGCCAACAATCTTCCTGTTGGTATGAATTTACAGAATAGTAAAAATAAAGATTACACAAAAGGACTAGATAGATGGAACAAATAGATGGCGAATATTTTAAGAACCTTATATCTCAGATGCGAGATACTGGTTATCCGCAAGAAATTGACAGAGTACAAATAAGCATTCCTAATGCAGAGAAACGTTTGCGTGGAGGCTTGCAATATGTAGTCAATATGAAGTCTGGATGCAATGCAGAATGGAACGAACACAATTACCGCCCTATTGTTGATTGGATGACAGACAACAAAGGAAAAGGGTTATTGATGTTCGGCGGTTGCGGATTAGGTAAGTCGGTAATCGGAATGTATATCCTTCCTCTTCTTATTAAAGATGTACATAAAAAGGTGGTAAACATCTTTAGCGCACAAGAGTTGAACAAAAAGATTGATGAAATTCTCAAACTTCATATTATCTATATTGATGATGTTGGTACAGAGGATAATCTTAACTCTTATGGCAACAAGCGTATGCCATTTGCTGAACTTTGTGACGATGCTGAGAAGAATGGAAAATTGCTTATTCTTACCACAAACCTAAGTATTGACGAGCTTACTGAGAGATATGGAGATAGAGTTGTGGATAGACTGATAGCAACAACAAAAGCAGTTCCTTTTACAGGTGATTCTTTGAGAAAGTAATTATGGCAGACGTAAGTAAAATGGCAGAGGAATGGCTCAGTGAGCATCATGACGCATCCAAGAAAGAAATATGGTTAGCTGGTTATTGAAAATCAACTGATAACTGGTGTAACCGAACCAAGTAAATTTTTAGAATTATGACACAGAAAGAACGTATTGAGAACGCAACCACAAAGCAAGCGGTAGTGTTCATTTGTATCTACTCCTGGGTTATTGTGAGAAACCTAGGAAGAGCAATCAACAAGTCGGTACACAAGCTGCCCTGGTTGTTCATCGTGGTAACGGTTGTAATATCATTCATCGTTAGCTTCGTCTTTATATCTAAGGCTAGGGCAGAGCGAGATAGCTACAACAAGAAACTAGTTCACGCTACGCAGCAGCTTGACAGCTTCTATGCTGCATACGGAAACTTAAAATCAAAGTAATATGGACGGAATGGTAATCAATAATTTGTCTGCACAAGCAACAACAGAATGCGGACTGCTGCAACAAGAACTTCTCAAATCGTTTGTTGAGGCTGAAAAGCAAAAAGGTATTAAAGAAGGCTTAATGAAAAGATTGGCATCCAAAAAGATAGATGTAATATCAGATATGTATGGAAACGTACATGTTACCCATGATATTTTTGGAGGATGTTCATGTGATTTCAATATTGAGGTTATATGTGATGAAATTGTATTAACTCTAACATATTACGTTTCTAAGATACCTTTGGATGGGTTGTCTAAACACGACAGAATTGTTGCTAAACGTTACAATGAATATGTGTATAGCTATAATTCTGCCAATAATGTATCGTCTGAGTTCAAGACTTTCCATCCATGTGGTGGTCTTACTGGTAGTTGCTGCTGGAGTTTTTCTATTGATGATATTCTAGAAAGCGATTTCTTGACTAAAGGTATTCGTGTTATCAGTAAATCTGATAGTCCGTTTCACATTTTTCTCAAATAGTAGTATATGAAAAAGTACAAACATACAATACTGATGATTCTGCTTATAATAGCAGTAATTATCGCAGGTTACGGATTTCTCTGCTTTATGGTTGGACATGTAGCACTCGCATTGCTGATGATGTTCTGCATCTGTTGTGCGTTTGCTATTGAAAAGGATATGTAGTATGCAGACAAATTGGACTCCAAATAATTCGTGTGTACTCGCAGGTGTTCCTCTTGCAGTTCCATCTAAAGAACAGATAAGTAAACTCTACATGCTTTTCTATTCTATGGTAGGCGGCTTTGCTAAAATTGTCAAGTCTAACATAGATGAAACATTCAAACTAGTATCGGAAGATGAAAAGCTATTTAAGTATGATGTAAAGAGAAGAATGACAGAGGCGAAGGAATTTTCCGATGAACTGATTGACTTGTTCAAAGAACGAATGAAAGCTGACGGCATGTCTGAGATATGGGATAAGCTTACTTTTATCATCAAGTTCAATCTACAAGATGATGTAAGGAAATGTTATTATGCGTTAGATAACCAATTTCTAAAGCATCATATCGAAAGGCATAAGATGTACACAATGGCTGTTATGTCTGGAATATTGAGCGGAATGCTTGAATCTTCTGTTTCTGCATTTAAAAAGACAATGGATGAATATAATGGTTCTTGGGCAACAAATATAGCCGAATACTTTATTATCCCAATTAAGGGCGTTCATTCTCGTATGCGTAATGCAGTGGAAGCTATATATCCTGAATCTGTAGATAAGAAAGTGTTTTCAGAGTGCCCTGACAAACTCTCTCTCGGATTCGAAATCATCGGTAAAAAGGTGCTTGATTATAAACGTGCCGAAAAAGCACTAGCCAATGCTTGTATATTCAGTGGTCTTAATCTTGATATAAACGGAATTATCGTAGATGGAGAAGACGCACAAGATAATACTGGCACTCCTTGGAATGAAGCTCAATTAAGAGCATTGAAAACAGGTTACCCAGACTCCTCTAACAAAGATATTGCTAGAATAGTTGGCAGAAGTGTTTACGCTGTCGCTAAACAAGCTAAGAAACTCGGATTGAAGAAATCTGAGGAGTATCTTAGAGAGACAAGAATAGCTAACTTAAAACGTAATAAAAATGAAAAAGATTCCAACGCTGTACACAAAGAACAGTAAAGGTCGCTATCAGGAATACAAGATTCCTGACCTCGATATATCGAAGACGTTCTATCGAAAGATAAACGGAAAGTATGAACCTACGAATATGCTCTTGTACGACTCTATAGAAGAGGGTGTATGGGTAGTTACTCGACAGTCTTCAACAGTTAACATTATTCGTGCAGATTACCTTCGTGAGAGTTTCCACCTTGACAAGGCTGCCGACATTAAGCGTTTCCCTCTGTCAAAGATGGGACACATCAAGAAGGTTGCAGAACGTATCATTGATGAGCTGAGACTTGGTAATACAGACACTAGAGTTATGACGAACAATGAGCTTGTAAAGCTGGTTGTCGGGCTTGTTTATAAATACAACGAGGAGGTGTAATTATGGAAGATTTACCTGTAGGCTCAGAAATCGTCTTGAAGGTGGTTAAGACAGAGAAAGAACAATGTAATGGCTGTTTTTTCGATGAGATATGTAACAATATCTATGAGAATGTTTGTGGAGATTTTGACTGTAGCGCAAGCACTAGAAAAGACGGAAAGGCTGTTCAATTCAAAAGAGTAAAGTAATATGGAAGAAAAGATTAATATAGCGAAAATATTAAAGAATAAGCCAGAGAAGACAATCTTGTATGACGCAATGCGTGATATTAATGTATCTCTTTATGTTGTCGAAAAACGAAATGGGGAGACCAATATCTTCTGTGATGGTATGGAGAAGTTTAAAGGATGTAGTTTTGTGTATTCTGATACAGGAGCAGATTCTATATTCCGCAAAGGAATGCAACTTCTTAAACCATCTAAGGAAATGCAGGATTGGGATAAGTTTTCTTGGAAGAGAGGCGATGTGCTTATCAGTGATTGCGGATTTGTGTGTATTTTCAAAGAATGGGCATCTTATGACTATACAAAGTTCAACGGATGTTATTTTGATGGCATGCCAAATGCAGAAACGGCTAAGTATAGCAAGTTAGATAACAATACTGCCTATGGTTATATCAGAGAGATTGAGAATAGATGTGGCGGTAAGTTAAACCTTGAAACTTTGAAAATTGAAAAGCAGACTGAGTTCAAGGATGGGGATGTTGTAGTAACGGATGCTGTTCCTTCTTTGTGTTATTCTAAATGTATTTTCATATTAAAGGGGGATTTTAATACAGGTGAAAGTTGTGCAAACTCTTATATTTTTTACAATATAAATAACAATGATTTTTGTTTCGATGTACTTGATACGGAAATAAGAGACCGCAATATTCACCTTGCTACAGAAGAAGAGAAGCAGCATCTCTTTGACGCTCTCGCAAAGAAAGGCAAGACTTGGGATGCTGAGAAGAAACAGATTGTGGATTTGAAGCCAAAGGTTGAGCTGAAACCATTTGATAGGGTGTTGGTTAGAGATAGTAAATCAGATAATTGGCGTGCAAATTTGTTTGGTAACATAGGCAAAGATGGATATTATCGTTGCGTTTATGCTAATTGGGTATATTGCATACCTTATGCTGGTAATGAGCATTTGTTAGGTACAACTAAAGACGTGGAGGGCTAGATATGGGTAATGAAGATTTAACGAATTGTATACCTTGGTATTGTCCACCACACTTTAAGTGTGAAGATATACAAGATGGTAAGGCGCAAAGAAGAATGCGTAGAAAGAATCAACTTAGAAAAAGAAAGGGTAGATTATGATAGACGATAAGAAAATAGAATCTGCAAAGGAAGAAATCTACGAAGATAGATTTCTGTTAAATGGCGAAGAGATAGTCTTCAACAATGATGAAAAGGAAGAAATGTTCTATGAGGGGGACATCAAAGAAGCTATTGGACTAGGTGCTAAGTGGGCTATCAATGAGTTTTTGAACGATTTGAATAAATTGCTTCATCCTGCTAGCGAAGTTCCTAGAAATGATAACGGAAAGATTCTCGCATTCTCAAAAGTGAATAGTAATATAAAGCTCTACGATATGAACGCTATGTTAAATGAAACTGCTTGTGACACATATCAAGAAATGTGGAAAATTAGAGTTAGAGCATATACTTTTACTGATTGGGTATTTGTGGAAGAACTACTTGATTTAATTGTCAAAGGAGGTGAGTAATGAAAGAGCTTAAAGATTTAGTTGAGGGCGATGAAGTACTAGTTACAGGTATGTCTCATAGACATATCGCCAAGGTTGATAAAGTGACAAAGACTCAAATTATTGTTAATAACGCTAGATTTAAAAGAGATTCTGGCTGGCAATGCGGTAGTGATAGATGGAATATTAGAAGAATATCTGTTCCTACAGAAAAGGAAATATCAGATATTAAAGAAGAGAATCTTCGTAATACTCTCGTCTACGCTATCAGTTCTTTTGATTTCAAACGCTTATCAACAGATGAGTTAAAACAAGTGTACAATATTGTAAAAGGCAAAGAAAAATGAAAAAGAATAAACACTCATTAAAGATAAGTCGTAGCTACTTTGGCGAAACTACCCTTGATGGTTATCCTATAGCTACATATTCAAATGATGAATTGAATATTCTAAAGAACCTGCTAGAAAGGGTTCTGTGTGAAGTAAATGGATATATTCATCTTTAGAAAAGTAAAGCGTATGGAATATGAAGATTATAAAAGAGCAAAACAGTTACAAGAAGAAACACTCCCAGCTTTTGAAAGATTAAAAAAGCTGTTTCTGTTGGCACGCTTGACAAGAAAGCAATAAAAGAAATTGGAGATTCTTTTGCAAACGCTATGTTTTATGAAAATGATTTTGCAGATTCTCTTGAAGAATTTATTGATGGGTGGGCTGTAAAATTTAAAGAGGAATTTAATAAATTGTAGGTTAACCGCCTACGGACATAATTTTAAAGATATGACAAAAGAAGAATTAAAAGTAAAGGTTGCCAAGCAACTAAGCATTATCGATGATGCTAACAATGAGATTTGCTCTTACGTAAATGATTACATCGAAAGTCTTCCATACAAAGTTGGAGACAAAGTTAGCTGCTCCAGATGTGATGTTTGTTGGATTAAAAGTATTGTTCCGGAAACAAGTTGTAGTGGCTATACTGGCAAGATTGAGGTAAGAATCAACCCTGCTAAGAAAGATGGCACTCGCTCCAATAGAGAGTTTGTACTATGGAGTATGGAAATTGATAGCATCAAGAAGATTGATTAACCATCCTGCAAAGGATATAAATAGATAGAATATGAGTGAAAAAGTTATCACCTCGTACAAGGCTTTCGACAAGAATATGCAATGCCGTGGATTTCAGTACGAAGTAGGAAAAGAGTATGAAATGGACGGAGAAGTCAAGTGTTGCAACCAAGGTTTCCACGCTTGCAAGTCTCCAATGGAAGTGTGGGACTACTACGATATGCTTGACTCTCGCTATGCAGAGGTAGAACAGTCTGGTAAGATTGACGCAGGAGAAAATTCGACAAAGGTATGCTCTTCTCGTATCAAGATTAAGGCTGAGTTGAAGCTGGCTGACATCATTAATATCGGTGTCGAGTGGCTGAAAGATATTACATCACCATCTAAAGTTAAGGCAGATGGTGTGTTAAACGACAACGGAAACAGAAGAAAACAGATTGGCTCATCTGGCTACTCTGCTCAGATTGGCTCATCGGGCAACTATGCTCAGATTGGCTCATCGGGCAACTATGCTCAGATTGGCTCATCGGGCTACTCTGCTAAGATTGGCTCATCGGGCTACTCTGCTAAGATTGGCTCATCGGGCTACTCTGCTCAGATTGGCTCATCGGGCGACTCTGATCAGATTGGCTCATCGGGCTACTCTGCTAAGATTGGCTCATCGGGCAACTATGCTAAGATTGGCTCATCGGGCAACTATGCTAAGATTGGCTCATCGGGCGACTATGCTAAGATTGGCTCATCGGGCTACTCTGCTCAGATTGGCTCATCGGGCGACTATGCTCAGATTGGCTCATCGGGAAACTATGCTAAGATTGATAGCACAGGAGAAGATTCCGTTATCATGTGTGCTGGCAATAGTTCCAGAGCAAAAGCAAAGGTAGGCTCATGGATAACGCTGGCAGAATGGAAATGGAGCGATGAAAAGAAACGTGATGTTCCAGTATGTGTTAAGACAGAGTACGTTGATGGAGATAATATCAAGGCTGATACTTGGTATCAACTTAAAAACAGAAAGTTTGTTGAAGTAACTGAGTAACTAACCACCCTCTCCTGTAAAATGGAGAGGGTAAAAAGAAGAGAATATGGCACAAGAAGGATGGATATGCCCTAGATGCGGAAAGGTGAACGCACCTTGGGTAATGCAATGTTCCTGCAATAGGAACACTAAGATATTACCTAAAGTCGGTGCTCCTTACTATGAAGGAGACCAAGCAACGTGTAACGCAAAGGAGGATAAAGTATGAAAACAGAAAGTATAAAGTTCAAGGCTAAACGTCGTGATAATGGTGAGTGGGTTGAAGGTGACTTAATGAAAGAATCCTATGGTGCTAGAATTATTGAGCATACAAGTAAAGCTGATAATTGGGTAGCGGTTAGCCCTTCTACCGTCTGCCAATTCACAGGACTGAAAGATTGCGAGGGCAAAGAAATTTGGGAAGGTGATATAGTGCATGACAGTTATGACCTTTTGTGTATAGACAATCTCTATGAGGTAGTTTATATTGAAGAAGAAGGAATGTTTGCCTTCAAGAGTTTAGATAAAGTTGACAATTACGAGCCATTTGTTAATTTATTAGAAGCTTATGTTGTTGGCAATAAATTCGATAAGGAGAAGTAGCGTATGAAGAATAAGATTTTAAATTTAGCCAAGTCAGCCGTTTGGTTCGTCTTGTGTTTGTTTGTAGGAGCATTGATTTTTGAGGGCATTCGCTCTTTGGCTAATAGCAATGAACCTGCAAAGAAGATTGGTATGTCAGTATTCACAGAGGAAGGACACGATTATCTGGTTGTGGACACGAAACATGGTGTTTGCGTTGTTCACGCAGAAAGTTGCCCTTGTCGTAAAAAGAAGTAGCGTATGGAAAATAATATGTTTGAAGATATTGTTGCCGAAGGCAATATAGTTGTGATAGATAATTATTGGATTGTGTTATGTAAGCGTTGGAGACCAGAGTGTTACAATCTCTTCTGCTATCTTTATCTTCACAAGGAAGCTAAGAATTTAATGGTAGGCTCTCATTTCACAATGACCGAGGATAAAAAGAAATCTACTCGGTTGGCTACCAACGAGGAGCGTCTTATGCTTTTTGAAGAAATGTTCAAGTATGGAATTGCTTTCGATAAGCACGACCATCATTTGATTGGAAAGTTATGGTAATTGTAAGATAAAATAGTGTATGGAGAAACGAATAATTTTAGACGAACAAGATATGAATGAGTTTACAAAGATTTTCGCAAAGACAATAGAAGATGAAGCTATCAAACAGATAGAAACCCTATCTAATAGCGAGGCTTACAATAGTTGTAAAATAAGAATAATGCCAGATTGCCATGCAGGTAAAGGATGCACTATTGGCACGGTAATAGAGCTGGACAAAAGAGTAGTTCCTAACACTGTTGGAGTAGATATAGGCTGCGGCATGAAAGTCGTAAGACTTGGTAAAGTTGATATTGACTTGCAGAAATTTGATGAAGCAGTCAATAAGTTGATTCCGTCTGGTTTTAATGTCAACGAGGGAGAAGTATCAGCCTACATAAACGGATTGGTTGATGGTTGTATGTTTGGCAAATTCCGTGCTTGGGATTGTCTTGACAGCATGGAAATAGTATATCGTTCTGTTGGAAGTCTTGGCGGTGGCAATCACTTTATTGAGTTAGATGCAAATGAAGAAGGAGAGAAGTTTCTTGTGATACATACAGGAAGTAGAAACCTTGGTGTTAGGGTATGCAACTATTACCAAAAACTTGCCTACGAGTATTGTCGTAAGAAAATAGCTGATAAGTCTGAGGTTATTGCCAAGCTAAAAAGCGAAGGCAGAGAAAATGAGATACAGAGTGTTATTAAGTCATTAGGTACTAAAAATATAAGCAAGGAACTTTCTTACTTGGAAGGTGATTTGCTCAATGACTACCTCAATGATATGCGCATAGTTCAAAAATATGCTGAACAAAACAGAATGATTATCGCCAACAGACTTGTAAATGCTTTAGGTGTAGATATTGATGCTAATTCAGATAAGTATTCTTTTACAACCATTCACAACTATATAGATACAGACAAGGGTATATTGCGAAAGGGAGCTATCAGTGCAAAAAAGGATGAGGTAGTCATTATCCCAATGAATATGCGTGATGGTTCTCTTATCTGCAAGGGAAAAGGAAACAAGGAATGGTTATGCTCAGCCCCACATGGAGCAGGTAGATTGATGTCTCGTACGCAAGCGAAGAAAGTGTTATCTATGGATTCTTACAAGAATGAAATGAATGGCATCTATTCTAGTTCTGTATGCGAAGAGACGATTGACGAAGCACCTATGGCATATAAATCAACAGAAGAGATTGTTGAGCTAATAAAACCTACGGTTGATGTGATAGATGTTATTAAACCAATTTACAACTTTAAAGCAAAATTATAATGAGCAAGGAAACATTTGACTTCTCGGAGGCTCTGAGAAGAATGAAGGAAGGAAAGCTCGTAAAGCGAGAAAATGGACTTTATCCGTTTGGTATTGACGAGGAAGGAATATTCTATCATTATGGGCATCATATATTCAAGATAGAAAGAATGTCCTCTGAGGATATTCTCGCAACAGACTGGGAGGAGGTGTAAGAATGAAGAAGAAAATATTGCCCCTCACCATCAACAAGCAATGGTTCGACATGATTGCTGATGGAAGAAAGACGGAAGAGTATCGGGAGATAAAGCCGTATTGGATTAAACGACTGACCACTAACTGCGAAGTAGCTTATGATGTGGCGGCAGAAACATATTGCGGAAAGGTGCTTTATCGCCCTTACACCCACGTCCTCTTCATCAATGGCTACCGCAAGGATAGTCCACGTATCGAAAAGGAGATTGAGAGTATCACCATCGGCAAGCCTAAGAAAGGCTTATGCCCCGACAAGTGGCTTGATAACGAGTTTTTTATCATTAAATTCAAATAGCGTATGACAAATAAAGAATTTTTTAATGCGCATTGTGGAGAGCCTGTTCTTTATAAAGGAAAGGATATTGGCGCATACGTGGCAGGGTATATTGAAGAAAAGTATATCATCTTAGGTTTTGATGATTATACAGGCTGCATTCAGTGCTTCACTTCAAAAGTGAAAAATCTTTGTGACATATATCACTCATACCGATTCGCAAAGTTGAAGTATTTGGAAGTAATAAAACATCAGTAATATGGAAAAAGAAGAAAAATGTTGTGGCAACTGTCTTTGGATGGGACGCGAAGACATCTTAGGCAATGGATGGTGCTACAAAAAAGATTGCGAAACATCTTGTGATAAGGTTTGCAAGAAACATGAATTTTAAACTTTAAATATTAAAATGGAAAATAAGAATTTAACATTAGATGAGTATCAGCAGTTAGCTCTAGAGACTGCTATTTATCCTAACCCTATCATTTATCCTACATTGGGATTGACAGGTGAAGCTGGTGAAGTTTCCGATAAGGTTAAGAAAGTTTTGCGTGATAACGATTCTGTCTTTACAGATGAAAAGAAGTTGGAAATTGCCAAAGAGATTGGTGATGTACTATGGTATTGCGCAACCCTTTCTCACGATATTGGATTCAAACTTAGTGATATAGGAAAAATGAACTATGACAAACTTCACTCTCGCCAATTAAGAGGAAAGTTGCATGGTAGCGGTGATAACCGTTAGTTTATGGTATGGTACTCTAAAGTAAAAGGTCTTACAGAGAAAGTAATTGAGTTATATCCCACGATGTCTTCAAGGGAAATAGCAGAGATTACAGGATTTGCCAAGACTACTATAATTCGGTGTGCTGCAAAGAATCATCTTAGGCACACCGAAGAAACACAGAAAAGAATAGATGAATATGTAAGACAGCGGAGGTCTTCTGGTAGAAAATCATACGATTATTCTAAACTGAGTAAGAAGATTACTCATACAAGAAAGATGGAATCGTGGCGTGTAAGAAGCGGTCTAGAACAAAATACAAAATATAAAGTTCGTATCACTCCAAAGCGCATACAAAATGCAATGTATCATCTTAGACAAAAGTATGGTTATTTCTATGAAACTGTTGACAAAACTGAATTATATTACGATTCGCAAACAAGACGTGTGAAAAACGAGAATTACTATACTGAAAAGTATGGAATCTCTTTTATTCTGGCTGACGAA